CCTTCGGACGCATGCAGGCAGTTTCAGTGATCTGGAGGCGGCATGGCTAAGGGCGGCAGAAGGAACCATGCAGGCGCCAAGTGTAAGCCTAATGAGATGAAGGTGTTACAAGGCACATTCAGAGAGGACCGACACGGCACCAAAGTGGCGGTTGCGGCGAAGTGGCCGGAGCCTCCGGCGCATCTGAGCGAGCGGGAGCGCGTGCTGTGGGATGGGCTGAAGGAAAGCTGCTCGCCGTGGGTGACGACCTCGGATTGGGTGTCGCTGAATGGCGTGGTGTCGCTGATGGATCGGTTGCTGAAGATTCAGGAGGCGCAGCGGGATCCCGAGGCGCCCACGGCCGGGAGCCCGATCGCGTTCAAGTACACGACGGACGGTGATGGCAACCTGAACGCGGAGCCGAAGGATAACCCGCTGTTTTCGATGGAGCTCAAGTTCTGGACCGGGTTGCGCGGCTACATCGCGATTCTCGGGTTGTCGCCGGCTGACCGCTCACGAGTGGAGAAGCCGGGGCTGGAAGAGAAGCCGGCGAATCCGCTGGATCGGTTCATCAAGAAGGGCCGTGGCTAAGAAACTCGATCCCGTGACGCAGTACGCGACGGATGTCCGCAACGGCAAAGTTGTGGCGGCGAAACTCGTCCGCCTCGCGTGCTTGCGGCATCTGCGGGATCTCGAGCAGGCCGCGGCGAAGGGGCTGGAATGGCGTCCATCGGCCGCACAGGACGTGATCGACTTCTTCGCCACCGTGCTGTGCCTGCCGGAAGAAACGCCATCAGAAGAGGCCGTAGACGAGGACGCTGAGCCATCCGAGGGCGGAACGCCGTTCGTGCTGTCGCCGTGGCAGCAGTTCATCGTGGGAAGTCTGTTCGGGTGGTACACCGCGAATGGGTTTAGACGGTTCCGCGTGGCCTACGTGGAGGTGTCGAAGGGCGCCGGCAAGACGCCCATGTTCGCCGGGTGCTTACTGTACATGCTGGTGGCAGAGGGCGAGCGCGGCGCGCAGTTGTTCTGCTCGGCGGTGACGAAGGATCAGGCGAAGCTGGCCTATACCGACTGCGAGCGGATGGTGCAGTCGTCGCCGCACTTGAAGGCGATTATCGACCAGAAAGTCAACAACCTGGCGCTGCTCGAGTCTGGATCGTTCATCCGGCCGATTTCAGCAGAGAAGCGGGGGCTGGACGGGAAGCGCGTGCAGGGCGCCATCATCGACGAGGAGCACGAGCATCCGACTGACATCGTGTATTTGAAGATGCGTGCTGGCACTAAGGGGCGGCGGAACGCGCTGATCTTCATCCCGACGAACTCCGGGTTTGACCAGGAGTCGGTCTGCTGGCGGCATCACGACTTCTCCCGTCAGGTGCTCATGGGCGAAGTCGAGAATGATTCATGGTTCGCCTTCGTGTGCCATCTGGACGCTTGCCCGAAGTGTCAGGAAGCCGGCAAGTATCAGCCATCGGACGACTGCCCGGATTGCGATGACTGGAAGACGGAAGGGCCGCACTGGCTGAAAGCCGCGCCGAATCTTGGCGTGTCGATCCCGTGGCAGTACCAGCGGGAGCAGGTGGCCGAGGCCATCAATATCCCGTCACAGCGGAACATGGTGCGCCGGCTGAACTTCTGCCAGTGGACGCAGCAGGCTGATGTCTGGATCCCGGTGGAGCGGTGGGCGAGCTGCAAGGGGACGATCTTGAGCGCGTCACTGGCTGGCCGAGAGTGCTATGTGGGCATCGACTTGTCCGACAAGATCGACCTGTCGTCAGTGGTGCTTATTTTCCCGCGTCCGATTGAGCGCGAGATGGCCGTGGATGGCATGCCGACACTGGACCGCGCGATCGACGTGCTGCCCTATTTCTGGATGCCGAGGAAGACCCTGCAACGGCGGGCGCAGGAAGACAAGCAGCCCTATCCTGAGTGGGAGAAGCAGGGGCACATCTTCGCGACGTCAGGTGACTTAGTGGACCACGACGCGATCGTGGACTTCATCATCGAAGTCGTCGCCAAGAAATACCGGATTCGGCATATCGGATTCGACCAGGCCGGAGCCACGGCGGTGTTCTCTCGGTTGCAGCGCCACTTCGGCGACGAGCTCGTAACGGAAGTGCCGCAGGGCCATCGTCATCTGTCGGAGCCGTGCAAGGTGTTTGAGGCGCTGATCGTGAGCGGAAACCTGAAGCACGACGGCAATCCTGTGATGCAGATGTGTGTTGGCAACATGGGCAAGGACGAGAACTCATGGCTGGAGATCCGGCCGGTGAAGTTGAACCAGCGGCAGCGGATTGATGGCGGCGTGGCGTGCATCGATTCGATCAAGGTCATGCTGCTGACGCCCTACGAAGGCGAATCCGCCTATGCCACCGAGCGGCAGGTGTGGTTCTGAATGGTGTCGTTCATCACCTTTGTGACGCCCACCTATCGCCGGCCCAAGGGTCTGGCGCGGTGCATGGCGAGCGTGGCCGAGCAGTCCGCCGTGGGGCGCGTGCAACACCTCGTCCTGCCAGATTACGCGGGCGTGGGGATCGCGGGCATGTATGCCTCGCTGCCAACGTATCGGGACGCCGTGCGCGGACAGTATGTGTATCTGCTCTGCGATGACGACGAACTGGCCGAGATCGATGTCATCGAGAAGGTGGAGCGGTACGCCAAGGATTACCAATACCCGCCCGTCATTCTCGTGGACGTGATTAAGGGCGGGTTGCAGTGGCCGTCTGGTGAGGCGTGGCCTCCAGTGATGGGGCGCATCGACTTGGGATGCTTGATTGTGCGGGCCGACGTCTGGAAGGCGCACGTCACGGACTACGGCGCGCGGTACGAAGGCGACTTCGATTTCGCAGCGGCCATTCATGCGGCGGGACACTCGGCGGCGTATCTGCCGCTGCTGTTCGCGGTGGGGGCTGTGAGTCGCGGTGCAGCGGAGGCCGCGTGAAGTTCATTCAACCTGCCAAAGCGCTCGCCCATGTCGATCGCCTCGTGGACTGGCGGCGCGGTCAGAAGCCTGCCCCGGTGACGGTGGAATGGGATCTGTCCAACCGCTGCGTACTCGGCTGTCAAGACTGCCATTTCGCCCACACGCACACGCGCGGGCCGTGGGTGACGGGCAAGCGCGTCCTGCCGATGGCGTTCGATGGTGTTGGGGATCTGGCGGATCCGGTGCTGGTCAAGCGCGGCCTGCGCGAGATGCACGCCGCAGGCGTCAAGGCGATTGTCTGGAGCGGCGGTGGCGAGCCGACCACACATCCGCAGTGGCTCGAGATCGTGCGCTACGCGGCCAGCCTGGGGCTCGAGCAGGGCATGTATACCCTCGGCGGGTTGCTGACCCAGAAGGACGCGGCCGAACTGCGAGAACTGGCAACGTGGGTGGTCGTCTCGCTGGACTGTGCGGATGCCGGGAGTTACTCGCTGGAAAAGCATGTGCCGCCGGAGCGGTTCGCGCATGCCTGCAACGGCCTGCGGTGGCTGTCGGGTGGGAAAGCCGCGATCGGGGCCTCGTTTCTGCTGCATGCGGGGAACTGGCGCAAGGCGTCCGACATGCTGGAACTGGCGCGGTCGCTCGGGGCCACGTATGCCACCTTCCGGCCCGTGATCGACACCTCGCCAGCGAATCCCAGCGAGCCGCGAGGGAATCGGGCGTGGATTACGGATGCGCGGTTGAAGCTGGCGATCCTCAGTCGGCAGTCTGACGTGGAGCTCGACGTGGATCGGTTCCTCGCCTATCGGGATTGGCATGGGCGGGACTACCAGACGTGCAAAGCCATTCAGTTGCACGCCACCGTGACGCCAGACGGGCGGGTGTGGGTGTGTCCGCAGCGCCGCGGGGTGGCTGGGTCGATGGTGGGGGATCTGCGCGCGCAGTCCTTCGCGCAACTGTGGGCGCAGCATCCGGGGCAGTGGACAGCGTTTGCCGACTGTAGAGCCATGTGCCGCTTACATTTAGCGAACGAGCAGATCGCCGCACTAGAAGCGCCGCGGGCGCATGAGGCGTTCGTATGAACATCTGCGTGATTCACAACGAGCAAGTCTCGTGGTCGATTGCGGATGTGCGCGATGGCCTTGTCTACGGCCTGCGTGCGAACGGCCACACGGTCACCGATGATCGCGCCGCGGCCGACTGGTTCATCCTCGTGAATCCGATGTTCCAGACACCGGAGACGATTGCCGAACTGCGGATGGTGGCACCCGTGGCCGGCCTGATGACCGAGACGCCCTACGACATCGACCGCGAGTTGGTCTGCGCTGGCCTGATTGACGGCGGCTGGACGCATGAGCGGGTGAGCGTGGCGGAATTCCAGAAGGTCAACCCGCGCTTTGGCTATCTGCCGCATGCCTGGCACCCGGAACGGCATGGGCTAGTAACAGCGGATCCGAACGTGCCCGCGCATGACGTGGTGCTGGTCGGCTCAGGGTTTGGCGAGCGGATCGCGTGGATTAACGCGATGGACTGGACCGACATTGACCTGGGGCTGTACGGCATCTGGCATGGCCTTGGGGTGAGCACGCACTGGCAGCGCTGCATCAAGGGCGGGATTACTGACAACGCCAAAGCCGTGGCGCTGTATCGACGGGCGACGATTGGGCTCAACCTGTATCGGACCAAGGAGGGCCGCAAGTGGCCTCCCGCGCCACCGCAGAACATCCACGCGGAGTCACTGAGCCCGCGGTCGTATGAGCTGGCGGCGTGCGGCGTGTTTCAGATCAGCAATTACCGCAAGGAAGTGGCCGAGAAGTTCGGCGATGCGGTGCCCATCATCCATCAGGACCACACGAGCGCGGAGTTACTGGCAGAGGATCGGGCGATGTTGCTGCACTTCCTGCGGCCGGAGTTGGTGTTGGATCGCGCGGCACGCGCAGAGCGCACGTGGCTGAACGTGCAGCAGGATTCATGGACAGAGCGCGCGGCCACGGTGGTCGCCAATCTGAAGGAATGGAGCACGGTGACGGTATGACGGAAGCTCTCTTAGACGCACTGCGGCCGATCGCATCGACGATTCACGACGAAGGCTCACGGCTGGCGCGGTCGCTGCGCGGATCTAGCGCCAACGAGGATCAGGTGCGCGAGCATCTGCGGAACTGCTTGAAGGCGTGCGAGGCGGCGGTGGCGGCGTTGGATCCGAAGCCCGTGGTGGCTGTCAAGTATGAGCCAGTAACCGAAACGCGGGTCGATTCCGGCGTCAAGGTTGAATTGCCAACCGTGCCGCCCAATCGCGAGATACGCGATGGCGACGTGGCGCCGCGCAAGCCCAGAAAGTAAGCACGTTCCGCGCCTTCTCAGGAGACGCCGTTGTCTAGACTCGAAATCGATCGGCCGCGCACCAAGCCCTCGTTGTGGGATCGGTTCCGTAGCTACACCCTCGGGCCGCTGACCTCGAACGATCCCGCGCTGCGGAAGTACTTTTCCAGCGGGGAAGGCACGGCGACCGGCGTACAGGTGAGCGAATACACGGCGCTTAACTATTCAGCGGTCTGGTCTGCGGTGAACCTGATTGCTGGCGACGTCGCGAGCCTGCCGCTGGAACTGTATAAGCGCGAAGGCAAGAACAAGGAGCGCTATAGCGCCCATCCGCTGTATCGGCTGCTGCATGATTCACCGAACCCGGAGATGTCCTCGCTGACGTTCCGGCAGGTGCTTCAGGCACACGTCCTGACCTGGGGCAACGGGTACGCGGAAATCGAGCGCGACACGGTTGGCAGGCCCAAGCATCTGTGGCCATTGACGCCGGAGCGGGTGACGCCGCTGCACGAGAACGGACGCCTGACGTATCGCGTGACCCAGCAGAACGGGAAGGACATCCCTTTCGATCCCGCCAACATGCTGCATATCCCAGGACTGGGATGGGACGGTGTGCAGGGATATTCGCCCATCGCCAAGGCGCGCGAGTCGGTGGCTCTCGGGTTGGCCGCAGAGAAGTTCGGGGCCACGTTCTACGGCAATGGCTCGACGTTCGGCGGCGTCATCACGCACCCGACGAAGTTTGCCACACCGCAGGCGCGTGAGAACTTTGAGAAGGCGCTGAAGGGCCGATCGCAGGGCGTCTCGCGGGCACACGGTCTGCTGTTAATGGAAGAGGGCATGACGTATGCCCAGATGGGCATCCCGCCGAACGAGGCGCAGTTCCTCGAGTCGCGGATGTTCCAGATTACCGAAGTGGCGCGGTGGTTCAACGTCCCGCCGCACAAGATCGGCGACCTGTCCCGCTCGACGAATAACAACATCGAGCAGCAGACACAAGACTATCTCCAGACGACCCTGCTTCGCTGGCTGGAGGCGTGGGAGCAGGAGTTGATGCGGAAGCTGATCTCGCCGCTAGAGCGGAATCAGCAGTTCATCGAGCACAACTTAGACGGATTCCTGCGGGCGGATTCACAGGGGCGCGCGGCGCTGGAGGCCACCGAGTTCAACATCGGGGCGCTGACGCCGAACGATGCGCGGGCGCTCGCCAACCGCAATCCTGTGGAGGGCGGGGATCGGGCGTTCGTGCAGATGAACATGATGCCGCTCGATCGCGTGGACGAGTGGATCAACGCACAGATCGAAAGTCTGAAGCCGAAGCCCACGGCGCCGCCGACTCGGAGCGCGGAGGACGAGGCGCTGATTGCGGCCCTTCGCAGTGATGTGACCGAGGCGTACGAAGAGCGCACGGTCGCGGCAGAGACGCAGGCGAAGGCGCTGTCAGGGCTGATTGACGATCTGACCGCGGCGAAGGTGGGACAGACAGAATTGCGCGCGGAGGTGGCTGCTGAGAAGGGACTCCGCATCGCCGTCGAAGAGCGCATCGAGGCATTGACTGAACAACTGGCGGTCAATGCCTCACTTTTGAAGGACGTTGAGGAGCGGCTGGCGATTGCTGCCGATACGGCCAAGGTGCTCAACGCCGAGAACGCGGCGGTATCTGCCGAGCGCGACGAGATCGCCGGCACGGTTGCCGCTGCGGTGGCTGAGGCCAAGCAGTGCCGCATCCTCCACGACAGCGCCAAGGATCACGAGCGCGTGATGGTGGCCGAGCGTAACGAGGCGCTGGCGGCGCTGGCGCATATAGCTGAACTGCTGGACGGCGCACAGACGGCGCTGGCTGCTGAACAGGCCGAACGGGCACGCGAGCAGGCAGAATCAGCCGCCAAGGTGGAAGCGCTCGAGCGCGAAGCCTTCGGGCAGAGTGATGTGATTGCCACGCTGACGACCGAGAAGGCGAAACTGACCGCGGAGCGCGACGAATACGGCGAGACGGCTGGCATGGCGAACGAGGCCGGGGCGAATGCCGTGATTGCCGCGAAGGAAGCGCAAGAGCGGGCACTACAGGCCCAATCGGCGCAGGCGCAGGCCGAACAGCGAGCCGAGCTCGCCGAACGCGACAAGGGCATTGCAGAGGCCGCGCAGGCGGCATCCAGCGCCACATTGGAGCAGATGCGTCAGGCCTACGCGGATAAGGTGACGGCGGTCACGACCGCGCATCGGGCGTTGATGGCTGACGCCATGCGGCGCGTGCTGGCGAAGGAAACAGACCGGGCGAGACGCCACCAGGCTACGCCGCAAAAGCTGCGGGCGTGGATGGGCACGTTCTACCAGGAACACGTTGAGACGATCGCGGATGTGCTCCGGCCGGTGATTGCGGCACAGCTCGCATGGCGGCAGTCTGACGCGGATCCGGTGGCGCTGGCGACGGCGATCGCCACGGCGCACTGTGAGACGTCGCAGGAGCAGTTGCGGATGGTGGCAGCGGTGGAGGACTTCTCGGCCAGCTTTGAGAAGCTGCTACAGCGGTGGGAGGCGAACCGGCCTGAAGCGGTTGCCGATCAGTTCATGCAGGAGGGCGTGTCCCATGTCCGCAACATCTGAGTACGAACGCCGTTACATCGGCGAGTGCCGGATCGATCCAAACGACGACCGGAAGATCCGAGGGATGGCGATTGTGTTCAACAGCCGCTCCGTGAATCTGGGCGGGTTCACCGAGATTATCAAGCCAGCCGCCGTGGATCGGGCCATCAAAGAGAACTCCGACGTGCGCGCGCTGGTGGATCACGACAGTTCCAAGATCATGGGCCGCACGCGGGCTGGCACGCTGCAACTGCGTAAGACGGCGAAGGGGCTGGGCGTGGAGATTGAGCCACCGAACACCAGTTACGCGCGGGACGTGCTCGAATCTGTGGCCCGCGGGGATATTTCTGGCATGTCGTTCGGGTTCCGCGTGATCGAGGACGACTGGCATGTCGAAGATGGCGAACCCGTGCGGGAAGTGCTGGACATGGAGTTGCGCGAGGTGTCGATCGTCAGCTTCCCGGCCTATGAGGCCACCAGCGTGGACGTGGCGAAGCGGTCACTGCAAGCGTTCCTCAAAACCAAAGGCCACGACGCGAAGTATTACCGCATGCGGATGGCGAGATGAAGAAGCGCGGTGCGCCGCTAAAGGCTAACGCGCTGCGGTCGTCTATCTCGCTGCGCGTGCCCGAACGCGTCCACGACGATTTGATACAGCGAGCCGCGGCGGCGGATGTGACTCCGGCCGAGTGGGCGCGGCGGGCTGTCTTTTCCGTACTCTACAAATCTCAAAGCACGAAAGGCGTGCCACACTAGACAGTAATAGCATCGACACGAGTCCTACCACCGCGCGGACGGAGATCCACGCGCTGGTTGCGACGACATCAGTGGCCGAGTCCTGCGGCGTTGGGGCGCGGTTCACATGGCGGACACCAAAACAACTTTTGGTCTTCGCCTGTGGGCTGCGCCCTTTGTCGTTTAGGCAACAGGCACCGGCTGTCCCCCAGGCGGAAGGGGAACAGTAATGGATCAGACCGAGCTCCTGGCAAAGAAAAAGGAAGTCCTCGACGAAGCGCGGGCCATCCACGCCCGCGTGCAGAACGAGCAGAACGGCGAGTGGCGCGGCGACGAGGAGGCCAAGTGGGAAGGCCTCATGAAGCAGTCCGATAAGTATCAGGCCGAAGTCGAGCGCATGGCGCGCATGGACTCGGCCGAGAAGCTGCTGGCTGGCGCTGACGCCTCTGTGGGGCGCCGTAGCGATGCGCCCGCGCAGCAGTCGCGCGAAGCGCAGCACTACGGCAAGGCCACGCAGCAGGATGCTGACATGGCCCTCCGTGGCTGGCTGCTCGGCAACGGCAAGAAGAACGGAGCCACCGAGGCGCACCGCGCCGCCGCACAGAAGTGCGCGATCGACATCGGCGAAGGCGCAATCGAACTGAAGCTGCCGCCGCCGCTGCGTTCACTGCATGCGCACGACATCGAAGCATGGGAGAAGCGCGCGGCAATGGGCGTGGGCTCTGGCGCGATTGGTCTCTACAGCTCGCCGGATTCGCCGATGGGCGCGCTTGAGCGTGCCCTTCTCGCATTTGGTGGGATGCGCCAGGTTGCTAAGGTGTTCCGCACGGCCTCGGGCACGGATATGCCGTTCCCGACGACCAACGATACCGGCAATGCCGGGGCGCTGCTCGCGGAGAACACGCAGGTCGCCGAGGTGGATGCGACGTTCGGCCAGCTCGTGCTCAACAGCTTCAAGTACTCGTCGAAGCTGGTGCTGGTTGCGCGTGAACTGCTGAACGATTCGGCGGTCAATATACCCGAGATGCTCGGATCGATGCTCGGCGAGCGCATCGGCCGCATCCAGAACACGCACTTCACCACGGGCGACGCGTCGTCCAAGCCGAACGGTATCGTGACGGCGGCGACCTCGGCGTCCATCACCACCGCAGCCGCGGCCACGGTGACCTACGACAACCTCGTGGATCTGGTCCACAAGGTTGATCCGGCCTACCGTCCGCAGTCGAAGTTCATGTTCCACGACGGCGCACTCAAGATCGTGCGCAAGCTCAAGATCATGAACTACAGCGGCGACGTCAACGGCCAGCCGCTCTGGCAACCCTCGCTGTCGGCGGGCGTCTCGGACACCATCCTGGGTTACGAGTACGTCATCAATCAGGACGTCGTGACACCGGGCGCCGGTACCAAGTCGTTCATCTTCGGGCTCCTCTCTAAGTACCTCATTCGCGACGTCGAGGATCTGCGCCTCGTGCGGATGGACGAGCGCTACGCCGACTACGACCAGGTTGGGTTCACCGCGTTCATGCGGTCGGACGGTGACTTGCTCGACGCCGGCACGCACCCCGTCTACTACATGACGCAGGGCTCGTAACAGAGACGTGGGCGGCGCATCCGTTTGGGTGCGCCGCCTGTCCATTTGACAGCAGAAGGAGCAGGGAATGGGACGTCTCTTTGAGGATGTAAAGACGCAACTGTGCGTCACGCCGACTGCCGGCGCGGCTGGGCAGACCACGATCACGAGTTCGGCGGTGAACACCACTGGGTTCGATGGCGTGCGGTTTCTGGTGCTCATCGGCGCGATTACCACGGCCGGCGTGCAGTCAATCAAGGTGCAGTACTCGGACGACGACGCGGCGACGGATGCCTATTCGGATGTCGTCGGATCGAGCGTCACGATTGCGGATGACGCCGACGATACGCACATCTACATTGACGTCTATCGACCACAGAAGCAGTACCTCAAGGTCGTGATCTCGAGAGCCACGCAGAACTCCACCTTCGGTGGGGTGATCGCTGAGCTCTATAACGCCAGCAAGGTGCCGGTGACGCAGACCGCCACTGGCGAGACGCACATCGCGCCTGCCGAGGGCACTGCGTAGTGCCGTTTCCGGGCTTTCTGACTGATTTTTCGAAGCCGTGCCAGATCGTGACGACCACGGCTGGCGCGGCGGCGGCGACGGACATCACATCGTCTGCCGTGGACATGGCCGACTACGACGGGTGCCTGTTTCTGGTGGCGTTCGGGGCCATTGTGACCAACGCGGTCACCACGATCAAGCTGCAACAGTCGGACGACTCGGGCGGATCGCCGGACGACTTCTCCGACATCGTGGGCACCAGCCAGACGGTGGCCGACGACAAGGACAACACGTCGTTCGTGATCGACTTCCGCCGGCCTCAGAAGCGGTACTTGAAGTTGATTGTGACTCGCGCGACGCAGAACGCCACGGTGGGCGCCGTGTACGCGATTCCGTACAACAAGGGTTCGCGATCGGCCGATATTTCGGCTGCCGGCACGGCGATCTCAGGGTCGGAACGGTTCCTCAACGTGGCAGAAGGCACCGCGTAGCGTGACGAACATGGACTTCGTGCGAACCGTTGATCCGGTGCAAGAGCCGGTCACGGTGAATGACGCGAAGTTGCACTGTCGGGCGTTGATCGACGTGAACGATGAGGACTCAATCATCAACACGTATATCCGTGCGGCTCGAGAACTCGGTGAGGGGCGCACGGGCCGCGGTTGGTACACGCAAACGTGGAAGGCCACGGCGAGCGGGTTCGCCGACGAAATGCCTTTGCAGATGGCGGGGCCACTGCAAAGCGTGACATCGGTCAAGTACTACGACAGCGACGGGGCGTTACAAACGCTGTCCTCGAGCAATTACACAGTGGACACGGTGAGCACGCCGGGGCGGGTATGTTTGGCGCCTGGCTATACATGGCCGTCGCTGCAAGCGGATCGGCGTAGCTGGCGAGTCGAGATTATCTACGTCGTTGGGCAGACATCAGTGGCGGCGATTCCGAGCGCGTTCAAGGTGGGCACGCTACTGATGGTGGATCACCTCTACGAAAACCGCTCAGTGGTGCAGGTCGGGGTTGGGATCGGTGCGGTGGAGTTGCCGCTGACGGTTTCGGCCTTCTGGGGCGATCAGGTGTATTGGGCGCCTCCGGTGTGCGCGTAAATGCCGCAGCCGCGGAGCACGGGCGCGTGGCCGAGCGCGGGCGAGCGCCGAACGAGATGCACGCTGCAGTACGCCACGCCCGCCGCAGATGCGATGGGTGGCCGCGGAGAGCCGGTCTGGACGGATTTCGGGACATGGCAAGTGAAGGTGTCCACGGTGCCGGTGATCGCGAGTGACACCGAGGCGGTGATTCTCTACCAGGCCGAGGGGCAGTACCGGCAGGACTTGGTGGATCGGTTTAAGGACGGGGTGGGGATTCGCATTGTGACGAACGGGCTCACGTTGAAGGTGTTTCAGATTGAGAACCCGTTACTGGTGAATCGCACCTTGATTGCCCACTGTGCGGACGCGGTGAATACGCAGTAATGGCGAGCCGCACAGAGATTGAGCTCGTAGACGTCAACGGCAGCTTCGCCAAGTTTCTGCGGGAGGCGCCGAAGGTGATGCGCCAGTGCCTCTATGACGCGCTGGACAAGACGGCGTTCGCGGTGGGGCAGCGGATGCGGACGAAGGCGCCGGTTGGGCCTGACGCGCCGCACATTCGGGATTACGTGACGCAGAAGCGGCGCGGACTGACTGCGCAGGTTGGGTACATCGACGCCACGCAGCCGGCGGGACCAGGGAACACGGCGACGATTGCGGAAGTGGCGCTGTTTAACGAATACATGCCCAACAAGCAGCCGTTTATGAAGCCAGCCGCACGCGAGGAGGAGGGCAACTTCCTCAAGCGGATGAAGTCGGCGATCGGGCAGGTGGAGCGGGATCTGAGTGGTGGCGGCGGGCTGCTGTGAGCGCCACGCGGGTCATTCAGGAGGCGATCTACAGCGTCCTGAGTGCCGACAGCACGTTAGCGGGGTTGTCGCTGACCATCGACGCGACGACGGGCACATACACGACGGTGGGTGTGTATGACGACGTGCCGGATGGAGCGAGCTTTCCGCATGTGCTCTTTGGCAATACGGACGAACGCCGGTTCAACGTGTTCGGCGGGCTCACGGTGGGACTTGGGTACGAGGATCGGATTCGCATCCACGCGCGGAGTCGGTATCAGGGCAAGCGCGAGTGCCTCCGCATGATGGAACGCATCCGGGTGCTGATTGCGGAATCGCCGCTGGCGGTAAGCGGGTTCAGTTCGGTGATGGTCGAGTTTGAGGACATGAAGACGTTGCGCTTTGACCTCGACAAGATTGAAACGCGGGACGCCATCGGGGAGTTCTGCATCACGGTGCAGCCGTGACCGAACTGACGTGGATGCAGAGCGCGCACGGTGACGAGGCCAAGGCGCATCGCTACTGGATTCGCAAGCGTGAGGTGCCGCAGTGGTTGTTCTTTCTTGCTGTTGCGCTGTGGCCCTCGCTGCGTCGGTCCTTTATCGAGGTTGAGAAGCTGACCATGCGCCACAACGAACGACTGATCGCAGGGGCGCGCGGCCAGTGAGGGATCTCACCATGAGCCACCTCGACATCTTGGAGGCTCAGTTGCGGTCGGCGCTCTTGGCGATCGACACCATGCGTGAGCACCTGAAGACGTTGCACGCGCACGAGGCGCCGGCAGCGATGCTCGAGGATCCGCGGCCGGAGCGGTGCCGTGGCTACAGCGAAGAACGCTGCGGGCTAGCGAGCGCGGAAGGTGTCATCCGATCGTTTGGGAGCGCCACGGCGCAGTGCAAAGGGTGCCGCGAATCGGTGCCGGTTTCGTGACGGGAGACGACATGGCGACGTTCAACTCAGACACCACGGCAGCGCTGCAATCCCTCGACGGGCCGGCGCTGGAGTTTCTGGTGTTCATTCACGAGGACATGGCCGCGGCGCTCGCGCTGCTCGAGCAGACGGTGCGGTCATCGGATCGCGACGGGTCAGAGGAATTGCGGCGGTTGAAGGCTTCGCACGCGGTGCGTGCAGGGGTGATCGCCGCGGCGCGCGAGTAATCGCCTGAGGTTCGGCGGGCACGGGTAGCTCCCGGTACGCACTCCCGAGCGTACACGCCCGCCGAATGTAACCAGCCATCGGGAACCGCACGCAGGGAGGCGTGCAACACGGAGTGAGTGGCCGATGGCGATCCACAGTAAAGAAACCGTAGTCAAGCTCGACACCTCTGGCGGTGTGCTGACGGACATCAGCACGTATTGCAACAAAGTGGAACTGCCGCAGGAGTTGGACCTCAAGGAAGTGACCGTGTTCGGGTCGAGCTCGCGGCAGTGGCTCGCTGGCTACACGGACAGCGACGGCAAAATCTCGGGACCGTGGACGCGCGCATCCGATGCGTTCTTTGCCCCGATCATGGCGGCGTTTGAGGCTGGGACGCTGGCGAGTGTCTCGCTCGAGTATGCCCCGGAAGGCACGACGGCGAGCGACCGCAAGATCCTCGGCGAAGTGATTCTCAAGAACTACCAGGTGTCATCGGACATCGATTCGCCGGTGATGTGGTCGGCGGATGTCAAGGTGACCGGCGGACTGACCCGCACGACCTACTAAGGGGGGATGTAGCACATGTCTGATCTCTCCATTACAGCAGCCAGCGTGGTCCTCGTCTCGGGTCCGACGTTTCAGGCCTCGGCTGGCGAGGCCATCACGGCCGGCGCGGCGGTGTATACGTCGGCCACGAACACCGTGAAGTTGGCGCAGACGGATGGCACGTTGGCAGAGGCCGCGGCCACCGGGATCGCGTTGAACGGTGGCGGCACGGGTCAGCCCATTGTGGTGGCTGGCGACGGCGCAACGGTGTCACTGGTTGGCGCCACCACGGCGGTGGGCGTTCTGTACTACGTGAGCAACGCCGCGGGCGGCATCTGTCCGATCGGCGACATCGGATCGGCAGACAAGGTGACGGCGCTGGGCTACGCCACGAGCGTAGCTGGGGCCTTCACGATCAAGATCGTGAACACACAGCAAGTGTTGGCGTAACACATCGACGGGGCGGGCATGGGAAAGCCCGCCCTACTTCACAGACGGGAGCTGAGGCAAACATGGCAGTCGAAGGCGCAAAAGTCGTCCGGGTTGATTTCGCTGAGACCACAGGGGCATTCGCGCGCAAGCCGCGCAAACTCCAGCCCACACATCAGCATATGTCGGAGGCGCTCGCGGATTCGGGCAAGTCCTTCAGCGAGCTGATCTCGGATCCGTTCAACGGCTACCGCTATCTGCTGCGGGGCATGCTGCGGAAGCAGGAGCCGACGATCACCATCAATCAGTGCAGCGCCCTGATCGACAGCTACAGCGAACAGAACGGCGGCATGGCTGGATTGAGCGAAGCCGTCAGTAAGGCGCTGTCCTTGTATCTGCACATCGAGATCACCCCCACTGAGGAGGAAGAAGTTGACGGGGAGCGCCCTCCCCTGGCTGGCGAGGCCGAGAGCGAGCCCTCCAGCGTCTAGCGGACTATTTCGAGCGCTCTGAGATCCTCGCGTGGGAAATCGGCGCGGAGTGCGGGTTGCGGTTCTGGGATCTGGAGCCGCGCGATATTTACGCCGCCGCGGCAGGGTTACAGCAGCGCATCGCGAGTGAGTGGGAGCGGGCCGCGCAGATCGCCGCATGGATCGCGCAGTCCAACGGGTCGAAGGTGACCGCCGATACGCTGCTCGGCAGTGCCTTTAAGCGGAAGCGGCGGAAGCCGAGCGGGGAGCCTGACGAAGAGTAATGGGCACTGTAGCCAATTTAGTCGTCAAGATTTCCGCGAACTCGACCGATTTCGAGAAGGGCATCGCCTCTCTCGAAAAGTCGTGGAAGCGCACGGGCGCGCAGCTTCAGTCTGTTGGCGCCTCGCTGACGAAGGCCATCACCCTCCCGATGGCCGGGATCGCCCTCGCTACTACCAAAGTGGCAATGGACTTCGACTCGGCGATGACGAAGGTGCGCACCCTCGCATCGGAGTCTGAGGCCAACATCAAACAACTCAGACAGCAGGTGCTCGATCTCGCTCCGGCGGTAGGCATAGGGCCGACGCAGCTTGCCGAGGCGCTGCTCGTCATTGAATCCACGGGCTTTCGCAGCGGGAAGGCGATGGACATCCTCCGCATGTCCGCCGAGGCGTCGGCGATTGGCATGGGCGATGCGAAAGACGTCGCACGGGCCATCACGGCCACGATCAACGCCTACGGTGCAGCCAACATCACCGCAGCCCAAGCGGCCGACATGCTCACCGCCACCGTAGACGCTGGCGGCGCTGAGGCGGATCAACTCGCAGGTGAGCTCGGGCGCGTGGTTGGCGTGGCGGCGCAGCTGGGCGTCAGCTTCGATCAGGTGGGCGCGTTTATCGCCACCTACACCAAGTTGGGATTGGGAGCCGCCGAGGCCACCACTGGTCTCTCAGGCGTGCTGAACATGATCCTGAACCCGAGCCGCGAGGCGCGCAACGCGCTGGCTGACATTGGGATGTCTGCGGACGGACTCAGGGCATCCATTAAAGAAAAGGGACTCGGGGAGGCCCTCATCGGATTGCTCGGTAAGGTGAAGGGCAACGGCGATGCGGTGGGCGCGTTGTTCGGCAACGTGCGCGCGTTGGCTGGCGTCATGGGCACGGCTGGCACTCAGGCGAACACTTATCGACAGGTCCTCGACCAGATTCAGCACTCGACCGGCACGCTCAACGACCGCTTCGACATCTGGCGTAAGACGACCGCGGCGACGTGGGCCGAGTTCAAGGCGCAGGTGCAGGTTGCGGCGATCTCGCTCGGGACACAGCTCGCCCCGGCCTTCTCGAAAGTGCTGATCGCGGCTGGGCCGCTGTTTGATCTGTTCGGCGCGTTCATGAGGTTTTTCGCTGGCCTGCCGGGGCCGATTCAGACTGTTGCGATCGGCTTGCTGGCGGTGGCCGCGGCGGCTGGCCCTGTGACCTACGCATGGGGCGCGATGATGTCAGCCGGGAGCGGCGTGGCGTCTGTGCTGAGGCTGATTCCTGGCGTGTCTACGGTGGCAGGGACGGCGATCACGGCGCTCGGCGGATCGGTGATTGGCGTGCTTGGCCCGCTGGGTGCGTTTCTCGCTGCGTGGGCCGGCGTCAAGATGATTGCCGACTCAAGTTCGTTCCAGCATTGGGCGACGACATCGGCATCGTTTCCGGCGGCGATGGTGCGCTCGGTGAGCAGCATCGGTCAAGGCCAGACGTTTGAGCGACTGACCGAGGCGCAGTTCGCTGCGGCGCGTGCGGGTGGTCAAGCGCCTGCCTCTGGCGCGATGGGGCCAGCGCTGCCGGCCGAGTTTTTAGCACACGCCACGGCGAATGCCATCGCCCAGCCACCTGTCGTGTCGTCCGCAAAGCAGCAAGAGGCCGAAGCGCGATTGAAGCGGATCGCCGATCGTCACGACGACCTGTCTGGCGCGAAGGCGCGGAGCGCGGCCCTTGAAGAAGTGGCGGCGCTGAAAGGGATCGACCTCTCGAAAAAGACGGCCGAGCAACTCAAACACGAGCACGACATTCTCGATGAGGGCATTCGGGCCTACGGCGACAAAGCGCCGAAGGCCATGCAGGACTTAGAAGCCGCCACCCGCCCCAACATCGACATGCTCGCCAACGTCGGCGACGAGATGAAGAACATCGCCTCGCTGGCTGGCAGTGGCCTGACCGATGCGATGAAGGCCGTCACAGAGCCGTTCCTCGGCGAGTCGCTGGATATGTCCTCGATGCAGAACATTGAGGAAGTCATCGCGAGCGACGCGGAGTTCGCGGACGGGATCCACAAACTTGGGCAGGCTGTCCACGAAGAGGCGCTGAAACAGGCGCGCGACATCGAGGCGCTGGGATCGGCCTTCGTCAACTTCGGGCAGACACTCGGCGGGATCTCTGGCGGCGTCATCGGCAGCATCGGCGGGATCGTGCAGGCGTTCGGGCAGTTCCAGCAGACCGGCGGGCCGCAAGGGCTCATGCAAAAGGCCACGGCGCTCACGCAAGCGGCCGGGGCCATCTGGGCGAACACGACAGCCGGCGGCAGTGCCGGCACGAATGCCCTCAAGGGTGCTGCGGCTGGAGCTCAGGCGGGGATGGCGTTCGGGCCGTATGGGGCCGCGGTGGGCGCTGGCGTGGGTGCGCTTGTCGGGTTTGTGAAGTCGCGCATCGTGAGCAAGGACGAGAAGGACGCGCGCAAGGAAGCGCTCGCGTTCCAAGACGAACTGCTTGCGAAGTTCCAGGCGACGGCCACGGCGTCATCGCTCGCTGAGGCTGGCGGCGAGCGGTGGCGCGCGGTCAATATCTCAGTTCGGGATGCGTATCTGGCGATCGGTAAGTCCGAACAGGACGCCATGCGGGACTTGGCGCGGTTCAATGACGCCACGCACGTCTCAGCGGAGGCCGTGCAGTCTGCTGCGGCAGTGCTCGCCGCGGCGTTTGACGAGCAGGCCGCAGACGCCGAACGGCTGACGAACGCGATCAAGGCATACGGCTTTGAGTTCTCAGAGCTCGGCAAGCAGTTCCAGCAGAAGGATCTGAACAACCAGGCGAAGGAACTGGTGGAGGACTGGCGCGTCCTCGTGGCCTCCGGGATCAGCATGTCGGTCGTCAACGACCACATGGCCGGGGCGATGAATCAGTACCTTCAGTCAGCTCTGGCTGTAGGGGCTGAAGTGCCGGCGGCGATGGCGCCGATCCTCAAGTCGTTTGCGGACCAAGGGTTACTGGTTGATGGCGCGGGCAACAAGATCACGGACCTGACCGCGGCCGGCGTGGTGTTCTCGGAAACGATGACGGCGGGCTTTGACCGCGTGATCCTAAAGCTGGATCAGTTGATTAACTCGCTGATTGCTGCGGGAACTGCCATCGATCCGATTGCTCAGAGCGCGGTGGCGCAAGCGGCGGGCGCGAATCTGCCGACTGTCAATGCCCCGGCTGTCTCAGTGGTGCCCACGGACAACGCCACGCCCACTGGCGGGACGGCTGTTCGGCGTGTCCCAGCAATGGCGGCTGGCGGGATTGTGCGGCGTCCCACGCTGGCGATGATTGGCGAGAGTGGGCCAGAGGCGGTAGTGCCGCTGAGCGGGCACGGCGGCGGCATGGGCGGGCTCACGGTCATCTTCCAAGGCGACGTGTTCGACGCGCAGGCCACCAAGGACAAGATCGCCGCGTGGTACCACGACGCGGTTGAGACGAGCGGGAAGTCGCGTAGCAAGGCGCGGCAGCTTGGCTTGGTGGGCGCCTGATGGCGTTCCTATATTTGTCGGCCGCAAATCAAGTCAGCCTGTTCGCAGGCGTCTCGGCCACCGTGGACAGCGACTACACCGACGACTGGCTGTGCGATGGGCGTGTGCTCCGGCCCATCAGGGGCACCGGCACCTCGTTCTCAGCCACCATCACGCCGCTGGCAGCCGGGGCGGTGAACTTCGCGGCGGTGAGCCATCACAACCTGAGCGTGGGCGTGGTGCTCGGCGCGGACCTGACCGGCACCATCCCAGCGGCTACACTCGACGGCGACGGGACGCGCTACAACAGCTTTCTCTCGTTTACCTCTGTGCTAGGCGTGGACAGCGTGACGATTGCGGTCACATCCAGTTCGGCCACGGTCATCATCGGCGAAATCTTCTTCGGCACCGCCACGACCCTCACTGGCCCGTTCTATCGGGACATGAGTTTCGAGGATCACGATCACGCGCGGCCGAGCGACAACGACATCAGCGATCTGACCGGCTATGACGACGCCACCGAAGGCGGGCGCTCTGTCTCGTTCCAGTGGCCGGTGCTTTCCACATCAGATCGCGATGGGCTGCGAGCCTGTTTCAAGGCACAGCGCAACCGCACTCGGCCCACGCTGATTGTGCCGGATTCGTCAGTCAATGACGTGCTGGTGGGCTACATCACGAAGGTGAGTTACAAGCCGTCTGATGTGCCGAACAAGTGGGAAGTCTCGATCAGCTTTGACGAGATCCCGCGAAGGCGCTGGCCGTAATGGCTGCCCCAACGAATATCTCCTTCGGCACCGCCATCGAGATCGATGCTGTCGGCGACTACACACAGCAAGTCGATGACAGCGGCACCACGTATACGGTGTTCGTGACGTTCATTGCGACGGGCACTGGCGAGATCGGCGCGTGGGCCTACGGTGGGGCGGTGGGGACTGGCTATCGGCCGTATCTGGAAGCCTACGATGCCGATCAGGTGTTGATGGTCACCGGAGGCATCAACACGCCGATGCAGTTCTCGGTCATCGAGGGGTTGCGTTATTACCTGAAGGTCGTCAAGGACGGGAACCATTCACCGTCGAACCTTGCGCTGAATACCGTCTTCCTTGCCGCGGCGGCAGCGGCGCTGGTCGGGTCCATCCTCGTCAACCACGACGCCGCTGGGCACCCGATGGCGATCGCGTCCTCGAGGACGGACTACGCCATTCTTGGCTATGTCAATCCGTTCCCGAACGGCGAAGGCGGGGACATCATCAAGTCAGGGCGATCGTTGTGGGAGGACTCGGCCAACGGCAACTTCGTTCTCTACAACCCAGACTTTGACCCGCTGACCACCGTCACGTTCACCTATGTGGGCGGCAATCCCACGGTGCGCGCGAACATCCTCACCAGCCTGTTCTATGTCATGAGCCCAGGCAGCGGCGGGACGCATGCGCGCGTCACGACGGTGCTGCCGGATGGCTCTCTCGGCGGTACGGTCTGGACGCTGACGGGGCACACAGGACAGACGGCCGGAGCGCCCTCCAACGACGGCACGATCTGGTACTACGGCACGGGAGGCCAGCCGATCCGCACATGGGATCTCGTCAACGACACTTCCGGCTCTGATCTGGTCGCGCTCGATGGCACGCATGGCGTGCGTGACATCCTTGTGCTGGGCGATGACACCATCTTGGTGCTCTACATCGCGGGCGGGCCGTCCTCGTATCTGGTCAAGCGCTTCAGTCCATCGGGGACGCTGCTCAACACGTACGACCTCTCCGCGCAATACAACGGGGACGATGGGCGCATCGCGCGGGCCTTAGACGATCCCACGTCCTTCTGGGCGTGGACATGGCTTCCCACGCCGAATGACGGGATCGCGCGGTTCATCAATGTGCGGGTAAGTGACGGGACCGAGATCGGCCACGTCGATCACTTGGACATGGAGAACGGCGCCTATCTGGCCGCGGAGAGCGCGACACCGCATGGCCGGTTCGGGATCTCTGAATCCTGTCCGTTTGTCATCTATCGGCGAGCCACCATCACGCAGGACTTCTCGATTCCCTGCTGTGCGGCGGCGTGTGACTGCCCACCTGACCTGACGCCGGCGCCGGGTGTCCCGCCGACACAGGGCGGCAGTCCAAGTGTTGCCCCGCTGCCCTCTGCCACCGGCGAGATCCTGCCCACCGTCAGAACCACCACGCACGGATCGCTGGCGTGGGATGGCCTCTGTGCGGGTGGGGGTGATGTGCCGAGTGCGGCGGATGCGAGTGACGCGGAAAGCTGGATCTCGTGACCGCGCCACTTCAGCCCAACATCCGCTTTACCCTCCGACTGGAGAAGGTGCCAGCCTCCGAAGGCACCACCGTCTATCGCTGGGCCACGAAACCCTTAGCCGATGCCGGGGCATGGGCGGAAGGGCGTTTGCTCTCTGTAGGGGCCATAGAGCGCTCCCTGAGCACGCCTGACGGGGATTACGACATCGCGACGTGCGATCTGATGTTCGAGGATCCCGATGGCCTGATCCGGGGACTCCTGGCAGGGCAAACCACCCGCTACTTCACCAGCCGTGAGGCCGCGGTGGAACTGCTGTCGGACACGGGCAGAACATCAGCCCTCGCGTGGCGCGCGCTGACCCGCGGGCGCGTGACGGATGCCCAAGCCGTGCTCGGGCGCAAGGCCAAGATCCGCATCGCCGACGAAGTGGGCTCGCATTTCAGCGGCTTCGATCTCGACAAGACGCTTGGCGTCAGGATCACGCGAAGGGAACACCCGAACGCGAGCAGCGACACGGTGAACCGCATTTACCCGATTGTGATCGGGGAGCACTCCGACATCGGCGCCACCGATGAGAACGGCAACGCGGCAGACAAGGGGCTCCTGCCGGTGATCGATGTGGGCGATTACTTGCTCACCGATGACGGCGCTGATGCCCCGGCTGACGCGGAGCCGGCCTACCTGGCGGCTCCGGCCAATCTGCTCGCCACGGTCAACGGCACACCTGGTACCACGAGCTACACCTACGGTGTAACGGCGATCTCGCCCTACGGCGAAACCACCGCCACCATCGTGACGGTGACCAACGGGCCGGCCTCCTTGAACGGTACCGACAACATCACGTTGACGTGGGACGAGGATCCCGGCGCCATCGAGTTCCGGGTGTATGGCAGGACGGCTCCTGATGCCCCTGTGCGTCGATTGGCGGTGCTCAACAACGACGAGACGTGGGCGGACCCGGAAACCGAGTACGAGGACGACGGTAGCGATGCAGAGGCCGGCGGCGGGCCACCCTCGACCAATACCGCGCAAGTCGATCAGGTGCTCACCTCTGGGCAAGCGGCGTTTGGCTGGGCGCGGCTGATTACCAAGATCGGCGCCAACAGCGAAGTGCATCACGTCTACGCCAGCGACCTCGCCACGGGCACGGCTCCTAAGCGGGTGCGGATGACCGAGGACGTGTACGGCTCGGAGTTCCTCGTCTACGGCCGCGCAGGCTGGCCGCATGACGACCCGTGGATCGAGATCAACGGGATCCGCATGGGCGTCATCTACGCACGAGGGCCACGGCTGAAGCATCACCGGGATCGGACGGTGACGATTACGTGGAACGGCTGCGGGGACGACGACATCGGCGACGGGACTGGGGACACCATCGACGAGGCGTTTCCTGCCTTGCAGCATGTCCTGAATGAATACGTGTTGAGGGATGAGGGCGCGGGCTACCTCACCGGAGACTTCGGGCCGCTCGAGGAATACAGCAACGGCGTGGCGAAGCTGAAGACGTCGGCATTCGCAGCCTGCCAAACGCTAACGGTCACATGGATCGGGGACCGCGGCTACCTCGCGGCCTTCGCGATTGTGGATGCCATCAGCCTGCGAGACTTTCTGCGGAAGTTCGCGGTCACCTTTGCGAGCTACCACGCCACCAATCATCACGGCCAGTACTACCCGGTGTTGATTGACGATACAGCCTCAGCCACCGCGGGGCGGATCTACCGGGACAGCATCGAAGCCATCAAGGCGGTGTCCTCTGACATTGACCACGACGCGGTAGAAACCCGCGTGACGTATCACTTCGATTACAACACCGAGGCCCAGAAGTTCCGCAACACCGATCTGGTCATCGAGGACACCGTAGCATCCGACGCCCATAAGGGCGTGCGTGAGCGCGGCGTGCGGCAGTGCTTCTTCACCCGAGACGAGGCCACCGCGATGGACAGCAACGCGCGGCACCTGGCCCGCTACAAAGTCGCGCCTCACAGGTTCGGTATTGAAACAGATCTGACTGGCCTTGAAGACGAACTCGGCGCGCAGATTCGGATCCAGCACTACGACGACCTGTTGGCGGGAGCCTCGGCGGTGCCGTATCTCGTGGTGAAACACAAGCCGAATCTGACGGCACCTGAGACGGTGACGCTGACAGGGTTCGACCTGTCGCGCATCTTGGCGACGGGCTTTCCGCTCCTGGCTACGAAGGCTTCTGGGGCTGTGCTCTACGACAAAGACACCTTTGCGCCGCCACCAAGCGGTGCCTATGAGCTCAGATAATGAGTGCATCCCGCACATTCACGCCGCTCGGCGGCACTACGGCGAGCACGGCCTACACCAACGGCACGCGCTGGGGCTATCAGGACGCCGAGGAAGTTCGGCAGTCCATCGACATCGCCATGTATCTGCCCGTGCTTCCGCTGGGCGGATCGGAAGGGTCTGGCAAGGTCACCGGGGCGGCGACGTGGGCACCAGTGGCGTCCTACCTGCCGCACACCATCAACGGCGACAGCCTCGGCGGGCTGACCGTGGAGCTCGTGGCGTGCTACCTGACGGAGAACGCCTCGCAGGCGGTGCAGGTCCGCTTGCGGAATGTCACGGACAGCACGACGGCCGGCACCGGCACGAGTAGCACATCGACCACGCCGGTTGAGGAAGTCATCAGCGTGACGCTGGCGAGCGGATCGAAACAGTACCGACTGGAGATGACCGGCGGGGCCACCTATGCCGTGGCCGCGTGGGGGTACCTCCGCATAAGGTCCACACCCGTATGAGTTTGAGAGCACTCGTTACCGACATGCTCGGCGGCGGCGTCTATCTGCAAAAGTCCGTCACGACACTGACCGACGCGCAGATCAAGGCGCTGCCCACGACACCGATCACGCTGATCGCTGCGCCAGGGGCGGGCTATCGGATCAAGGTTATTGGAGCCTCGTATCACGCCACCACGAGCGCTGGCGCCTACACCAACATCGATGCGACCTATTGCGCGATGGCGCTGTATTGGCTGGGCGACTTCACGCAGTGGGCCACCGTTGGAGTTGTGGATGATTCCGGCGCCACGCTGACGCGCTTCACCGCATTGCTCGGTGTCGCCAGCACGCTGACGGCGGATCTCACGCCCTACTTAGACGTGTTCAGCGGCGGATGGGCGGTGCCAAACGTCGTCAGTCTGAGTTCGTCTGAGAACAAGGCGCTGGCGGTGGCGATCGACAACGACGGTACCGGAGCACTAACGGGCGGGAACGCTGCCAACACATTGAAGGTGACGGTCGAATACGTCATCGAGGCGGTCTGATGGTGTGGGCGTGAACGTTCCTATTACGTCGGACTTAGGGTCTTACCTCCACTTTTGGTTCCGCGTGGTGGTGGCGCTCGGGGCGGGTTTGGCGATCTGGGGACTAGCAGTGATTGCGTTGCTCGTGCTGATTCTTCGGAAGCTGTAGGGGATTCGATGGCGCAGGGCGTAGCAGGACTCAACGGCAAAACCGGGGAATGGTTCCGCGCCATTGGCGGGATTGTGATTGCGGCGATGGTGGCCTACTTCACGACGATTGCGAGCATTCAGAAGGAGAGCGCCGCGCAGCAGGAGCGCGAGGCCAATCATTTTCAGGAAGTGCTGCGGCGGCTGGACACCATGAGCCAGGACATCAGGGAACTGAGGCAGGCAACGGGGAACAAGAACTTCTATCAGTCGCAAGTCCAGCCGTGACGTTTCAGGAGCTCTTCGGCGCGATCCGCATGGAGCAGCCGCGGTGTGATCGGTGCCGCTGGTGGTGGAGAGATGCGAAGGGCCAACCGGCGTATTCAGAAAACCGCAGCCAGTGTACCGAAGAGGGTGTCGGAGGCATGGCGTGCGACAGCGAGGCATCGCTCACGACAGCCGGGGATTTCGGGTGCGTGCGTTTCGAGCCGAGGGAGTGACATGGGCCGACAGCGCCAGCGCAAGTTGGAACTCCCGCGATGGTGCCTCGTGGTGGATGACATCCACGATCTGAATTGCCTGCCGCGGTGTGTGCCCATCGGCTACGCGGAACACGCGCGGAGGCGGAACACCTTGGTGGCGGTGGAAGACGCAGAACTCACAGGACTGACGACCTACTTTGAACCGTACATGAAACCTCGGAGCGAACCGGATCGCGATGAGGAAGACACGGAGGACGACATAGCATGAGTAACTGGCTGAAGAAACTGAGCATGATTGGCGGCGTGGCGGTGGCGATTGCAGGACAGGCGCAGGCGTTGCCCTTGCCGCCAAAGGCGCAGCCGTGGGTGGGCGCGATTGCGGGGATTGGGGCCGTGCTCGCGGGCCTGTATCACCCGGCACCGGCCGCGGCGACCGACCAGCCGCAGCCATGACCTGGCTGCATTGGGTCTACGCCATGCGCACGCTGTTCCTCGATTACCTGCCGGGGATCTGTGTCGGTGTTGTCTGCGGCTTCCTGGCTGGCATGGCCTTCGGGGCCAAGATGGAACGGCGCAACAGACCGCGGCTGATGGGGCGGTTCACGCACAACGGCTGGTATCCCGAATAGCGCAACGGTAACGCAAGTCAACGTAACGGGAGCGTATGGCGAAGTCGAAGCCGCGGAACCTTGTCGTCTTTTCTGATACTCACTCGGGTTGTCGATTCGGCCTGCTCGCGAAGGAAGGCATCCAAGTTGACGGCGGCGGGCGCTATCTGCCCTCTGAATTTCAACTCCAGATGTGGAAGCTGTGGCGCGAGTTCTGGGATGAGTGGGTGCCTGAAGTCACCCGCGGTGAACCCTACGATCTCGTCCACAACGGCGATGCCATAGACGGCGTGCATCATCGGTCCACGACGCAGATCAGTCACAACCTCGAGGACCAGCAGCGCATCGCCGAAGCGGTGCTCGCGCCCGTCGTGGCGCAGTGCAAGGCCACTGGCGGCACCTACTACCACATCCGCGGAACCGAGGCGCACGTTGGGCAGTCTGGCGAGTATGAGGAACGGCTGGCCCGCACGCTAGGCGCCAAGCCAAACGACGAGGGGCAGTATGCGCGGTTCGACCTGTGGAAGCGCGTAGGCACGGCCACCAAGCGCGTGCGCGCGCCGCTCGTCCATCTGCTCCATCACATCGGCACGACATCGAGCGCAGCACATGAGGCCTCGGCGGTCAATGCCGAGATGACAGCCTCGTATGTCGAAGCCGCCCGCTGGGGTCGTGAGCCTCCAGACTTCATCGTCCGCAGTCATCGGCACCGCAGCATCGCGGTCGATCTGAGCTCTGCCAAGGGTTACGCCGCCGCGATTGTGACGCCAGCCTGGCAGGGCAAGACGCCGTATGTGTGGAAGATTCCCGGTGCTCGCGTCAGTGAGCCTCAGTTTGGCGGGATCTGTATCAGGCAAGGGGATGAGGAGTTCTTCTACCGCCGCAAGGTGTGGTCTATCGACCGGAGCAAAGAAGAATGAGCGGCATCGATCGGGACGTGTGGCTCAAGGCGCTGGCGACGGCAGGCATCGACGACGGCGAAGACGATCAGGGCGCTGTGACCGTGCTCGAGTTCGCTGAGGCGATGAGCATGAATCGCTACACGGCTGGGCGGAAGTTGGAATCGCTCGTCGAGAAGGGCTGCGCGACCCGGACAAAGAAGTGGTATCGCACCAGCTACGGCCGGCGGTTACACATGACAGCCTATCGGCTGACGGAGCCTGCGCGGAAGGCCAAGCGGTGAGCCGCTTCGATCTTGAGGACTTGCTCGATGAGATGGCCCGCGGGCGCATCTGGGAATGCACCCTCCACGATCCGCGCTGGCAGTTGGACGGCTTGCAGGACGGCGAGAACATCTACATCGACCCGCGGCCGGCAGTGCTCGAGACGGTGGTCCACGAACTGCTCCACAGGCGATTCCCGAGACTCGGCGAGCGGCTGGTCACCAAAGAGGCGCGCAAGTTAGTCGGCGGGATGAGTGAGGCGCAAAAGGCACAATGGTGGCGCGCCTACTCGCGCATCAAACGCAAGGGCCGGCCAGTCAGGACGGCGGAAGATGTGGATTGAGCGCGCGATCCTCGGCCTGCTTGTCGAGGTCTATTTATTCTTCGCGATGGTCTGGTATGTCTGCAAATGCTATGAGCGCGACGATCGGTAGCTACGACGATCGGCAGGTGAACGCCGTGCTGAAGGTGTGCGTGGCGTGCAACCTGCCGTACTACTTTGGCGATCCACAGCGCACGGTGTGCGTGTCGTGTCGCTTTCCTATAGGGATGCCGTGGCGTGGGTGCCTCGCCTACAACCAACCGGGAGAACCGCTTGACGTCAGCACTGATTGAGGCCAGAAGCAAGACCCACGGGAAGTTTGAGAACAACGCTCGCATCGCGCAATTTCTGCGGGCCTACTGGCGATCCCATCCGACGTGGGAGGACATGCCAGAGCAGCAGCGGGAAGCGCTCGACCAGATGGCCGGGAAGTTCTCGCGCATCTTCTCAGGGCAGGCGTCCTACGACGATCATTGGGCCGATTTGGCTGGCTATTCCGAGCTCGCGCGGGCGGCGTGCATGCTGCCGCCGATCGTGTCGCTGCCAGCCGGATTCATGGACGCCGCCGGAAACTGGAATAACAGATCGGATTCGTAATGCGAACACTGATAGCCGTCTTCCTGCTCTGGGCCTCGCCCGCCCTCGCCGCCACCTACACCGTAGGGCCGACTGATAACCTGCAAGCGGTCATCACCGCGGCACAGTGCGGGGACACCATCACCGTCAGCGCTGGCACCTATGCGGGCCCAATAACTCGGAGCGGCCGGTGTCCAGGGCCGGCCTACCTGACCATCCAGGCCGCGAGCTGTCCGCATAGCGGGCGCCCAGCATCAGGCAGCACGGCTGGGATGCCGGTGATTGCGTCCTCGCAGAGTGGCGATCTCTTCAAGGTGCTCATGAGCACGGATTACGTCCGTGTCGTCTGCCTTGCCTTCATCAACTCAGCGCCATTGCAGGACGCCGCGATCCGCATAGGTTCGGGCGGGCCAGACCAAGACACCGACGCGAAGATCCCGACACATATTCAGTTCAATCGGATCGTCGTTGACAACGCTCTGGGCGCGCAGTTGGTGCATGCCATCAGCGGCAACGGGAACTTTATCGAAGTCACGGACTCGTGGATCGACAACGTGCATGCCGACCAGGACGCGCAGTGCTTCGTGTCGTTCAATGCGCGCGGGCCGATCTTGCTCGACAACAACTATTGCCGCGCTACTGGCGAAAACTACCTCCTTGGCGGCGCGCGGGCCTATGTGCCGGGAGCCATCCCATCGAACGTCACGATCACGAACAATCTGCTCGAGAAGGACCGCGCCTGCGAATCGAACTCGTGGACCTGCAAAAACATCTTCGAGATCAAGGCGGGCCAGGATGTGGTGTTCCGCGGCAACATTCTCCGGCACTCCTACGTAGACGGGCAGATCGGGCAAGCGATCCTGCTGACGCCTCGAGGCTGGGCCGATCCGGCGGCGTGGACCCATATTACAAGGGTTGTCATCGAGCGGAACATCATCACCGATGTCTGCAATGGGCTGGCAATCACAGGCGAAACGGACGGGGAAGGCGGCGACGTCACCCTAAAGGACTCCGGCGATTGGACGTTCCAAGACAACCTGATTGTGCTCAACAATGCCGCGGTCGGGAACTGCGCCGGCAGCGGCGGGAAGTTCATCCAAGCCAGTCTCAGCCCTGACCATGTGACGATCCAGCGCAATACCATCATCAGCTTGGGATCGCCGTACTACATGACATATGGCGGGCAGGCTGGGGGTGTAAAGTCGAATGGGTTTGTCTTCGCTGACAACGTGATGGCCTATGGCAGCGCCCCGTTTGTGAGTGATGGCGGCGGCGGCACGATTGGCCTCAATTTCGAGTTCGGCACAACCTGGCAGTGGACGGGGAACTGCATCGGCGGACCCGCCCAAAACGGCGAGCCGACCGGCAACGGGAACGTGTACCTGGCTGATGCTCCGACGTTCAAGGCGCTGTTTAACGATTGGGCGGCTGGGGACTACAGACTGAAGCCTGGGGGCGCCTGCGCGGGCAAGGGGGTGGACTTCTCCAAGCTGCCCACGCTACCATCAGACGTGGGCACGTCTACCGTGCCGCCCCCAGTGGTGACGCCGCCCGCGCCGCCCTCAGTCCCGACCTTGTGTGAGGTGACGCCGCTTAAGGTGTCGGTGAGTCGCTGGCCCACCGGGCAGACCGGGAACAAGTCAGGGGACTGGAACTCTGGCAGCTTCGCCATCGTCTCGGCCAGCTTTAAGTGGGCGCCGCTCAGGTTTGAGGGGGTGGATTCTCGGGGGTGTGCGGTGACGGTGACGCGCTAGTGTGCATGCGATCTAGTTCGGCGCACTCGATTGCGGCCTTGATGCGCGGGATGCGGTATTCGTAAATTGCCCGCATGCGATCCGTAAACTCCTGAAGCTGCCGCCGAAACAGCGCGTCGAGTTCGGGTGTCTCACTCATCGGTCAGGACCACTTGTGGAATGGCGTCGATGATGGCGATGAGGACTTCGGCGAGCTGTTCCGGCGTGTCAATCTGACTGAGCGCCCAGCTTCGATCACCATTCGCGATGCGCTCCAGTCGGGCGCGCAGTTCGTCCAGCGGCAATCGGGCAGGCTCACTCATCGGTCAGGCCCTCAGCGTCTACGTCTAGTCGGAGCGATTCAAATGTGTGGCAGTCCTCATCGCACTCGCCAGAGCAGTGCCCGTCTGTGAGCTCGCAACAGCCGCAGGCTGGACACGGGATTACGCCATGCTCAGCGCAGAAGTCGCTGTAGTCTTGGCGATCCTTGAACAGCGCCATCGGTTCACCGGAGCGGCAGCGATCCCACCAACGCCACCAGACAGAGCAGCACGACAGACACCCACAACGGCGCTTTCCCTAACGCACTGGCAATCGCCGCGACAAAGGCCGACAAGGCGAGCAGGAGGGTGATGGTCATGGCTCTAGTGTAGCCGATTAGAAAACCAACCTACGTCCGCATCCATCGCAAAAGTCTGGATCGCGGTCGTCGTAGTCGCCATCGTCATCAGCCGGGAGCGAGTAGGTCACGCCGCGCTGGATCGTCGGGATCCTTAGTGGTTCACGTTCAGCGGTGCGATATTCCAACTGCGATCCTGAGAGCGCGATCCAGCCCTCTAAGTCTTCGCGCCGGAACGCATCGCCAGTCATCAGCCATTCTTTGATGACGAGGCCGATGTGCGCCACGGCTGCGGCGTCTGGATAGTAGACCGTGGCGCCGATGGTCCAGCCCTTAGGGTGGATGGCGCGAAGTTGGAGTTCCGCCATTGAATCAATCGGCGCCGCGCAACTCATCTCCGTCAACAGCCAGCCGTCTTGCGGCAGTGGTGGACGGCGCATACTGAATCGGGCCATCGCGACTTATTGTAGCGGATCAGCGCGTTGGTCGGCGCGGTAGCGCGCGGCTTTCGAGGGCAGCACAGGCTGACCATTCGCGACAGATCTTTTACCGGCACCGCGAGCAGGCGATCTTGGAATCCCGCACCTTGATCGGCGACGTGCGGAAGAAGGGCCGCGCCTCATGGTAGCTGTCCAGATTCCTTTTGCAGTCTGGGCACTTCACCATCACGAGGCGCTGCGGCTGGTTCCATGTGGGCAGGGTGGCCGCGGCCGAAAGGCGAGAGAAGGCCCGCGCGAGGATGTCACGAATAGGGGACGCTTTGAGATGCACGCGGCCCAGATGGGCGGGAAGTGTGCCAGCTCGCCGTGACCGGCCCTGTCACTCGTTCTGGGGATGATGCTGGAGTCCGCTAGCTGCACGCCAAGGCTGAGCTAGTTGTTAAATTTTTTGACCGAATTAAGTACCCCTTTGAACGGCTACACCTAGTCGGTATAACTTGCAGTCGCAACTTTTCCACTTTTACCCCTTCGGAGGCTTCCCGCGTGCCCCAGCGCCCCGGCCCGACTCTAGTAGCTTCTTCCTTCGCTCGGCCAGTAAACGCGGACCGGCGTTCGATGCGCGGGTATCGGGTGGTGTTCCGACAGGACCAACTCGATGCGTGGTACCTGACGCGGCTGCTACTTCGCCTAAGTCCAGCTCGACGCCGCCAGTTAATGCTTCTGGGGGAATGTTTTCTTGGCACTGTCTCAGTTTGCCCTAGCGCTGCGCCTCACTGGACCGCAGACGACGCCAACGCCGAAGCGCGAAACCAATACCCGCCCACGCAAGAGACCAGATGGCGGGGTACAGAAATCCCTCCCTTGGAAGCGCCCAGACGCCGAGTGCGCTGACCAACCAAAGAGCGAACCAGTGCCAGCCCTTCATCGCTTCTGCCCTCGCCTGAGGAGTATCACCGATTCACTGTGCGGTATGCGATACTCAGGCATGCCTAAGCGGTCACGCAAGCGGGATCTGTCCGCCGATCCGAACGTCTCGGCCTTCAAGGTGCTTCAGCGCACGCTCGCTGATGCCAAGCCTGCAAAGAAGAAAAATCCAGCCGCTGTGGCCCTTGGCAGGCTTGGCGGGCTGAAGGGTGGCAAGTCTAGGGCCGAGAAAATGACTGATGAGGAGCGGAGCGCTAGTGCGTCAGCCGCGGCGCGTGCAAGATGGGCACGCAAAGGTTAAGCGTGACCGGTCACGCAAGTTGTCAATACTTGAACCGTGCTACATACTGGACGCAGATGTCTAGTCTGGAAATGAGTCCACCGGTGGCTGCAATCGCTCAGTGGGGCGCGCCCTCGCAGCAGGGGGGATGGCTTGCGCTGGCCCCTGTCATCGTATTGGACTGGGAAGTCCATTCACACAACCGAGCAGGGATCGAAGCACTCTACAAGTTGGATTCAGTCATCGAAAGCTTCGACGACGATGACTTCGATCACGTGATCGAAGTCCTGACGAGCGTCCTTGGCACCATCGACGGGTACATTCAGATTCGCGGGACCGGCACGATGCTCCTACGAAAGATCCGAAGCCAGCGCCAAATAGTCTCTCAGGCCATAGAAGCGCTAAAGCGCGGCTATGCGCCAGGAACTGTTCCGTCAGAATCTGATCGCCTGACTATCGCAAGTTCGCGGTTGCGCGAAATCGGCATTCGCTAGGTGCGAGTGCGCCCGGTTACCCCAGCGCTTTTCAGGTACCCCCAGAAGTTATCGAAGTCGGACTTCTGCTCGCAAAGCGCCACTGCCAAGGCATCGGCATAGCGCCGTTTTGCTGTGGCGCTCATGTTGTAGAAGTAGTCCTGCATCAGCTCGCAAAAACGGGCCTCAGCGTCCTCCTCTCCGCGAGCGTCTAGAATCCCAACTAGAGTCTTAGCCAGCATCGATATTGGCGCATCATCCGAAGCGTTCTCCGCTAGCTGACGCAGCTTGCGGCTCGAGATGGCATCGAAGAGTGTCATCCGGCCTACTTGTCGTCCGGCATCGGTGGCTCCGGCTCGTCCTCAATGTCGAGCGGTGGCTCGGCAGGAACGCTAGCAACAACTAACCCGGCGGGGTCTGGCCTGCTGGGCTTCACTGGGCGACGGCGTCCTGGGTACCATTCTGCCAGCGCCCAGTTTCGGCCAATGCGCACGACGTCTGCCTCGTCACGCTCGCGGCGATATAGAGCGGTATTCACTGTGTTGACAAAATTGCTTGACTGGTGATGGAAGTTGGCCGCTTCCAGTGCGTCGGTGATCTCCCGCGTCGTCTGCTGCTTCTTCACGATCTGCAGGTACCGGATCGCCGACTCGGCCAAATTCAGACCGAAGAAGGTATCAGGTGTCACAGATGCCGGATGAACGACAGCGCCACTGGGGACTGTGGCGGTCGCAATCACCTGCGGGCTGCCAGGCATGGCGGCGATGGCTCCCAGCACGTGCTTAATGCCGGCGATGGCTCCGTCCACTGCCGAGTTAAATGCCGCACGCTTTGCCTCTAAGTCGGCGACGACGGCTTCGTAGTCGATGGTCTGCTGCGGCATTTTCATTGAAATCCTTCAGTAAATCGCGTATAAATACGAAAGCGGCAAGATCATGAGGGCCGGGGTTTCCCCCGGCCCACGCCCTTCATAGGGGCGGCGCTATTTCATGGTCCTCTCCCGCGATCAGGGGCGGTGCCGGGGTGAACTCTTGGAGGGGTTTCCCGGTTCCGTCCTTTCGTTTTCGATCCTACCACAACAAAACGCTGATCTGCAGCCGCTCCACGATCTGGCCACATCATCAAGTCAAAGACTGATATCGAGGCCATGGATGGCATAGCCGTGAATATGCCGTATTTTTAGGCTGTTTCGGTCGATTCAACAGTGTCCAAAGAGTCATGCACTGCACTACAAGTCTTGCGTGACGTGGTTTCGTCGTGGTTGATATGGTTTCTATTGACAATGCGTGAGCGCTCACGCATAATCACTCCATCATGAACAAGCTGAACACGGCCAAGCGGACCCAGATCGTCAAGGCACTTGTTGAGGGCAATAGCCTGCGAAGCACGCAGCGCATGACCGGCGTTTCGATCAACACGATCACGAAACTGCTGGTCGATCTCGGCACGGCCTGCGAGGCATTTCATGATGCGGCCGTACGCAACGTGCCCGCACAGCGCGTGCAGTGTGACGAGGTGTGGTGCTTCTGCTACGCGCGCAAGGAGAACCTGCCGGAAGAACTGCGCGGCGTGCACGGCTACGGCGATCTCTGGACGTGGGTCGGCCAGTGCGCGGATTCTAAGCTCGTGATCTCGTGGCACGTCGGACGCCGCGATGCCGAGACGGCGCACCCGTTCATGCACGATCTCGCCGCGCGTCTCTCGTCACGCGTACAGCTCACGACGGACGGTTGGGGCGTGTATCTGGAAGCGACCGATGCCGCGTTTGGCACGGACATCGACTATGCGAGATTGATAAAAGTGTACGGGAGCGACCCGAACGCGGAGCGCCGGTACGCGCCCCCCGTCTGCATCGAGACAAAGGTGCAGGTCGTCTCAGGCGACCCAGACATCGCGCACATCAGCACGTCCTACATCGAGCGGCAGAACCTTCAGATGCGGATGTCGATGCGTCGATTCACGCGCTTGACGAACGGCCACAGCAAGAAGGTCGAGAATCACGAGCACGCCCTTGCGATTCACTACGTCCACTACAACTTCGCGCGTCCGCAGAAGGCGCTAAAGGGCACGCCTGCGATGGCGTGCGGCCTCGCTGACCGCGTGTGGTCAATGGAAGACGTCATTGGGCTGCTGGACGTGGCCGAGAAAAAAGCGGCGTAGCCGATGGTGAGGCCGCCCACGGAAGCGCGTGCGATTGTTGCGGCATTGAGCCGCAACGTCCGCGCGCGCCGTCGCGCAGCCGGTCTGACTCAGGGCGCTTTGGCAAAGCGCGCCAGGTGCGCGCTCGCGTTCATCAGCTTGATCGAGCGAGGCAAGGCGAACCCTTCTCTCGTTACAATGGTGCTGATTGCGGGCGCGCTAGAATGCGCGGTGCCGGATCTGCTCAGCGAGGCTTGATATGGGGATCGACATTCACGTCCACGACCAATACTTTGTCGTGACGCACTTCCATTACCTACCCATCATCTTGGGTGTCGCGCTGCTCGCGTTCGGGGCGTGGAAACTCGCCAAGTTCCTCTGGTTGGCTCTGGGCAGCTAGGGTCAAACTGAGACAGTGCCGACGAAACATCCACGCTAGCACAGGACGACGAACGCTCCGCGGCATCTTCCGAACCCGTGCGATGAGTTCTTCGGAGTCGCGATCCGGCATGGAGCCCACGAAATACTCGAGGATGTCCAGCCAGGCATCGCGGATCGTTGACGGCCAGTTCTGAAAGTGCCGGAGTAGTCGCATCTCGGACGGCGAGAGCTCGCGAATGATCGCGTCCTCGTGGCGGACGAGCTCGCTGGGCGACATCCGCAGCTTCTCAGCGACGGCATCGAAGTCCTTCCACGGCAGGCCTTGTGTGCCCTTCAGGATGCCGGAGATCCACGCATCGTCATGGCCCACCCCGCGGCCGAGTTCGCGGGCGGTCATGCCGAGCTCGTCTAAACGTTCCTGAATCCGCACGCGCACGCGTGTTTTCACGTCTTTCCGCATCTGGAAGCTCTTAGATACCACCACTCCAGCCGCGCTGTCTACCGTAAGGCCCGCGCCCGCTTGCACTTACAGGAATCCTGTAGCGCTGCGAGAAAAATGTAGTTCCTGCGCGAATAGTTCTTGACTTCCATTTCCGCGTAGGTAAGATACCTCTGGCTATGGAAATCACGCAGTCAGAGACGGCACCTCCGGCACCGAAGCTCTTTTCAGAGTTGCGCGCATGGATGGACCGCACGAACACGACGCAGGCGACATTGGCGCAATTCCTCGGCATTCGTGAGCCGCAGATGTCCCGCATGCTCAACGGCACGCGAGCGCTGGGCAGCGACTACGCCACGCGGCTGTCAGACCTCACCGGCATCCCTGTGGAAAAGCTGTTGACTGACAGATCGGCTATTCGACTCCTTAAGTTCTTAGGCAAACGCTCTAGAGTGTCCACCAAAAAGACTAAGGGGAAGCGCAGTGTCGCATAATACACGTGGTGTAAGCCTCGGGATTCCTGAAGTCGTATTCACTCCGCAGGACGCGGAGCGCTTCTGGTCGAAGGTGGAGCGGCAGGGTCCAATCCCTGCCCATCGGTTCGACCTCGGCCGGTGCTGGCAGTGGACCGCGAGCCTGATTGCGAGCCGCTACGGACAGTTTCGCATGCAGGCCAACGGCGCCTGTGGCAAACAGGTGACAGTTTACGCGCACCGACTGTCCTACATATTGTCGCACGGTCCCATCCCTGACGACCTGCAAGTTCTGCACGAGTGCGACAACACGCGCTGCGTCAATCCCGCCCACCTGAAGCTCGGCACGCACAAATCAAACATGGAAGACGCCGCCGACCGGGGCCGGCTCCACGTGCCACGGCCGGGGCGCCAGCGGGTCACCGATGGTCAACTGGCCGAGATGCTGGCGCTCGTCTCTGCCGGCATGCCGCAATCCCACGTTGCCAAGCAGTTCGGCGTCAGCAAGGCGTACGTCACGCGCCTGCGGCAAGGTTCCCTCCGTCAATACAGCCTGCCGCCTGTCGCGGCCGAGAAAGCGAGCTAGCCCATGTGGGACAGAGCGTACTTGTTCGCGGTCGAGGTTAACGAGCAGTTGACGCGCGAGTTCCTGATCGACTTGGCCGCGTTGGGGCTGACCTTTCTGGTCATCCTCGCGGCCCTCTGCTTGGTGTCGATCTAGATGACAGCCATACACGTCCCCGTCGCGAATGGACAGACAGTGCCAGTTCGGGAGCCGCGGGCTACCGCGTCGGCGGCTGTCGCTGATTCGATCGTTGCTACGCACTCGCCGCTGCCGTGGCGCACAGAAACGCTGCTTGGCGACCAATACACCGCGGTGTGGGATGCGTGGAAGGACGGCCGCTGTTATCAGATCGCGAGGGTGTTCAATGATTGGCCGCGCAGTGGCGACATGAATGCCGAGTTCATCGTGCGCGCCTGCAACAACCATTACAGCCTGTGGTGGGCGATGCTCGCCGGTCGCGTTGCCTTGCAATCCCTCACTGAGGGCAGGATCGAAGAAGCGCGCGAGCGTGCCCATGACGCGCTGCGGCGCATAGATAAAGCCATCGTGAGAGCCGAGGCCCGCTAGATGCCCGTCACCTACATCGACACCAGACTGGCCGGGGCGAGTGCGTGGTGCCCGTGGTGTGTCGGCTACTGCGGCGTGCGGATCGACAGCCAGCGCATGTTGTCCTGTGTCGAGTGCGGCTGTCCCCTGAGAGAACCCACCGCGCTGGAGCAGATGCAGCAGCGCAAGGCGTGGAAGGACGTGGCCTAAATGACGAAAGAGGATTCGCGAATGGACACGACGGGCGACTCCATCGACAGCCGTACCGCGTCGAAGGATCTGCCCATCGCCACCGCCCTGATTAAGGCCGCTGACTTGCTCGCCCGTCCAAATGCTTGGACGAGAAGCGTCTTTGCTCGCGATGCTGAGGGTAAGCCGCTCTCGTTCGGACATTCCAGTTTGGCCTGCCAGTGGTGCGTCTTGGGGGCGCTCGAATCGGTCACGTTCAACTATCCGCTGATTCGCAACGGCGCGTGCAAGGTTCTCGGCGGCGTGCTGGGGATTGAGCCGTTCCAAGACGACATCGCGGACTGGAACGACAACAGCACGCAAACCGAAGTCGTCGCCAAGTTGCGCGAAGCCGCTGCCCTCGCAGCCGCAGAGGGCCGATGACGCACGAGATGCGCTTAGCCCCGTCATGCGCGCGGCCGTCTGAGGAGCTCGCGGAGATCTGCGAGCAGTTGGGCGCGGTGGAGCCGGTTCCGCTCTTCCATCCGAGCCCGGTTGCAGTCCACACAGTTACACAGTCGTTCGGCGTGGCATCGGTCGATCTCGCGCGGTTGGGAGTCGCGCTCGGTTCGGGGGTCATCCTCGCTGCACAGGGTCACGTAGCGAGGGCGGATAGGGTCAGCGAATTGAGCAGGTAACACCATGAGCAAGGTTACGGCGGCGCTCGCAACTAGTCATCCCGTTTCTCTGGACATCGGGAAGGCGCGGATGGCGAAAGCGGATGTCCAGCTTCCGGACATTGACTGGAACGGCGTGATTTCTTCAGCAATTCGACGCGCCGTGAAGGATGTCTGGGAAGACCACAAAGTCGCGGCAGGCGAAATCGGCGTGGACGCGAGCGAGTTTGGGAAGTGGTTGAACGGCACGCGGCGTCCCCAACTGGACAAGCTCTGGTCGATTGCGCGGTTGCGTCAGCCGCTCTGTGTGCGGTTCGCGCAGTTGGCCGGGGCAGAGATTCACACGCGGGTGGAATGGCCCGTTGAGAGGATCGCGTAGATGGCTCGCTGTTCCCGGTGCAAGACGTCGTTTCGCACAATGGAGGACGAGGCCGACATGCACGCCTGTCCATCGTGCGGGTTTGGCGAGCCGGAACCGCCACCGCCGGATCCGAACTGGTGTGTGTGCGGCTGTCACCGCGAGGACCACGAGGCCGGCGTGTGCATCATCGCGGAGGACTGCGGGTGTAGCGGGTATCGGCAGCAGGATGCGGACGACCTGATTGCGATCGACATTGTGGCCGCGCTAACGGCCAGCTTACAGGCGAGGGGTGGGCGATGAGTGGAGCACTGGCGATAGTCGAGCCGTCGCACGTCGCGACGTTCGACCGTGAACAGGTCGATCTGATTAAGCGGACGATCGCGAAGGGCGCGTCAGACGACGAGTTGGCGCTGTTCCTTCAGAACTGCAAGCGCACAGGGTTGGACCCGTTCCAGCGGCAGATCTACGCCGTCAAGCGGTGGTCGAGCACGGACAACCGCGAAGTGATGTCCACGCAAGTGAGCATTGACGGCTTCCGGCTGGTGGCTGAGCGCACCGGGGCCTACGAAGGGCAGACCGCCCCGCAGTGGTGCGACAAAGACGGGGCGTGGGTGGATGTCTGGCTGAAGCCTGAGCCGCCCGCGGCGTCCCGTATTGGCGTCTGGAGGCAGGGATTCCGCGAGCCGGCCTACGGGGTGGCCCGCTTCGCCGCCTACGCCCAAACGAAGCGTGACGGCTCCCTGACGGCTATGTGGCAGCGGATGCCAGACGTGATGATCGCCAAGTGCGCCGAGGCGCTGGCGCTTCGCAAGGCGTTCCCACAGGAACTCTCCGGCCTCTACACGGGCGACGAGATGGGCCAGGCCGAGAACGGCAAGGCTCAGGCCCTCGTGCCGCCAGCACAGACGCGCATCGCCCTGCCAGCCGGCACGGTGCAGATCCTTAAAGTGGACCCGCAGACGGCCCGCGGCGTGTCGTGGTGCGTGGTGACCTACGTCGATGCCGCTGGGGTCGAGAACACGTTGCCGACGCCGGCAGACGGCAAGGAAGCAGCCCTCGCGCATTTCGAGGCGCTGCTGCAGGACGGCGAGCCGGTGGTGCTGGAAACGAGCGTGACGCCACGGTCGAAGAAGACCGTCATCACGAAGGCGACGAAGCACAGCACGATCGAGAACGCCGCGATTGACGCGGAAGTGGTCTCGAAGGATGCCGGCGCGTTCTAAGGAATACGCCCGCGAACATTACCGGCGGTGTCGTGAGGAGGGCAGATGCACGGTCTGTTTGAAGCCAGCGGCGCCGTTCGTGAGGTGCTTCCGGTGTCGAGTGAAGCACAGCCAGCGGCAGGCGCGGTACGAGCAGCGGTTGAAGCATTGCCCGCCTCCACCTGTGAGCACGGATGGACCGTGACGTTACGCAAGGGCGTGATTTGTCTCGCCTGCGGTCACTTGGAGGCCAAGGGGCCGGCGAAGATTCTGAAATTTGTGAGGCCGTCATGAACTGGTGGAACGCGGAGCCGGGGGCGTTGATGAGCGACGACGAGCAGTACGACGAACCGCAGCCCGCGCCGTTGCGGATTCCCTGCCGGCGTCCTGACTGCCGACGGATGGCGGTGACGTTCGATCAGCCGTCCCAGACAGCCGTCTGCCGCGCGTGTCAGGACGTGCTGCAACGGTTGCGCGAGTTGAAACATTCAGCGGTGGCGTAGGGAGGCTACGACGATGGACTTCTGTGCAAACGCGGGCGAGCCCTTCGTGGGCATGTCCTGTGACATCTGCGATCGAGAGATTGAGGCGGGGCAGGCGGTTCGGCACGACATCGACGGGGACGCGACCGGCGTCAAGGTGCGTGCCCGGTGCGCCTGCTGCCACGACAAGGCGATTGAGATTGCCCGTGCGGCCCTGATGGTGGCCGAGGGGATCGCGCGGTGCTCGTCCAGTGCGGCGGTGGCGGCGGATTCGATCCTGTTGCATGCGCGGCTGCATGGGCATGAGGTGGCGGCGTGACCCCACACCAGATGGCGTTCATTCGTTCCTGCCCTGACCACTGGATCGACATGGTGGAGAACATCCTGGCGATGTTTGAAGACTCAGGGGCGGCGTTGGCGGCGTTTCACGACGAACGGACACGGCGGCAGACGGCGAAGAAGGACGAACCGCGAGCGGGTGAGGCGGCGTGACCGTTCGCGACATGGTAGCGGCCATCTCCACAGAGCTGCGGGATACCGACGTCGCCCCGGAGCGTGCCGCACAGTTGCTCGCCAAGCTCACGGCGCTCCTCGGGAACTGCAATACCGAAATCCGGTTCGCCGATGCCTGTTACGCGGAAGTGCTGCTCACCTGTTTGACGACAGACGAAGCGGCCTCACGGGCCAAGATTCGCGCGGAGACCACGCCGCAGTATCAGCGCAAGCGGGAAGCGCGGGACACGAAGGAGCTCGTGATTGAGATGGTTCGGTCGCTGAAATATATCCTGCGGGCGGCTGAGGAAGAAATGAGGCTCAGCCGCTGATGGCAATCGATTACAGCGGCTTCGCCTTCCCGAAGGGCACGCCAGCCGGCGTCGCACGTCACCAGCGGAAGGCCGCGAAGGCGGACCAGCTCGCCGAGGCGTATGCGGTGGTCGATACCCGCGATCAGTCCTATTGCCGCGTGACGGGCCGGCACACGGTCCCTGCGGCGGTGGATCCGCGCGTGCGGCGTGAGCATCATCACCTGAAGGGCCGGCGCGTGATGCCCGAGTGGCGGCACGACCCCAAGCGCATCGTGACGGTGTGCAAGCAGGCGCACGATCTGATTACGGCGGGCTGGATTGTGGTGGAAGGGCTTGACGCCGACAAGCCGCACGGGCTGCGCTTTCACTGGAAGGAAGGGCTCGACCCAAAGATGAAGATTCTGGTCATCAAAAGCCGCCGACGTTCGCAGCAGGAGGCCGAATGAGCCCAGACATTTCGATGTGTCCCGACATGCAGTGCCCCCAGGCGCGGGACTGTTACCGCAGCCCAACGAGTGGGACGGTGCCCGATCCGCTGCGGCAGTCCTGGCTGGAGCGCTCGCCTCGGCCGAGTGGGGCGGATCGCTGTTATCTCTACTGGTCGATCACGGCGGCGACGACGCCGAAGGATGCCGCGTGAGCATAGTCGCGATCGATCCGGGCTGCGACCGGAGCGCGTGGATCCGCTACGACGGCCGTCGCGTGGTCGGTCACGGCAAGGAGGACAACGCCGAGATGCTGGATAGCGTGCTCGCACAGGCCGTCTTGGAGGGCGAGCGCGTCATCATCGAGCAGATCGCGAGCTACGGTATGCCGGTGGGCGCGGAGGTGTTCGCCACGGTGTTCTGGGCGGGCCGGTTCGCCCAGCGCGTCGGCTTCTACGACCTGATGCCTCGCAAGGCGGTCAAGTTGCACCTCTGCGGGCAGACGAAGGCGAAGGACAGCAACATCCGCCAAGCCCTGATCGACAGGTTCGGCGGGAAGGACCAGGCCATCGGCAAGAAGGCCACGCCGGGGCCGCTCTACGGCATCAAGGCGGACGAGTGGCAAGCCTTGGCCCTGGCGGTGACTTGGCACGACTTGAAGGTGGCGAATGCACGCAATCCCTTCTGAGGCGGATGTGCAGGAGTTGATACACAAGGGGAAGGTGACGTGGTAGAGCACGACAAAGATCAGTCGCGAATGGACAGTTCGTGCCAACTCGCGGGGCAGCGGGCTACCGCGCCGACCGCCGTCGCTGATTCGATCAAGTTCCTGCGCCTGCTGTTGTCCGATTGTGGGGAAGGGGCGAACGAGCACGGCTGGCGTGAGTGTCCGCGCTGCCTCGCGTTCGACTTGTTGCAGAACCGTGACCGCACGGCATTGCGGCTGATTAAGTCGGCCGTCAAGGCGCTGGAGTGCCGTTGACGCCCTACTATCAAGATGCGGCCGTGACGTTGGTTCTCGGTGACTGCTTGGATGTCATGTCTGATCTGCCGCCGGTCGATCACGTCATCACAGATCCGCCGTATGCGTTGGTGGTTGTTAACAGCTCGAAGGGTGCGCCTCGCGGCAGTATCGGCGCGCAAGAGCGCAGGGATCTCGGTTACGCAGGCGTCACCGATGACCAGCGGATAGCGGCCGGGGCGCATATTGGACGGCTGGCCCAACGATGGGCGCTGGTGTTCTGTGACGCGGAGAGCCTGACGTCGTGGCGTATGGCGCTCGAGGCTGGCGGCATGAAACACGCGCGCATGGGTGCGTGGGTGTCACCGGCTTGCACGCCGCAATTCACAGGGGACAGGCCTGGAACGGGCTGGGAAGCCTGCGAGATCGCGCACGCATCCAACGGGCGGTGGCGGTGGAACGGTGGCGGGCAACCGGCTGTGTGGGTGTTCAATCGGCCGATTAACGGCACGCTGGAGCGCCTACAGGCGTCACACCCGACACCGAAGCCGCTGGCCCTGCTCGACACCATCGTGCAGCAATTCACCGACCCTGGAGACGTAATCCTCGACCCGTTCGCCGGGAGCGGCACGACGCTGATCGCTGCCAAGCGGCTCGGGCGCAGGGCCATCGGCATTGAGGCGAACGAGCAATACGCCGAAACCATCGCCCGCCGTCTTTCTCAAGGGGCGCTGGAACTATTCGGAGCCTCCGATGCGGTAGATCCCCATGCCGGTAGCACGGGAAAGCCGCCCACGCGCGACGGCGATCTTTTGGAATCGGCCTGAAGTTGTCGGAGTTCGATCACTAGGTAACAGAGAAGAGAAGACCTCTGCGCGGCGAGCCACGAGACGCTGATTCGATGCAACACGCCACCGCGGGGAAGAACGAGCCGGAGCGAACAAATGACCGTGTACGTGTTGAGAGATCTCGGCAACGGCGAAGGCCGGAAATATATCTGGTGGCACACGTCAAGCGTGAAGGCCGACCAGCAACACCGCAGGCATGCCGCAACGCCATCTCGGTTCTCTCCGCTGTCGGCGCGGGAAGATGTGGCGTTCGCTGAGTTGTCCTCGGACTATGAGCCCATCGCTGGTTGTCTGTCGCCGAACTACTGGAAGAGGAAGGACGGGCGGTGACTGGTGACAGACCAGCGAGGGAGCGGGAAGCGCGGCAAGGCGCCGCGTGCTCGTTCACGGGGAACACTCGGCGGAGCAGACCCTGACAATGCCGGTGAGGTTGTTTACCAAGACCGGCGCCCGTCATAACCGCAGGCTTATGATCTCGGCAAGATCATAAACGGAATGAATTGGACAAGGTGGGCTGAGGTGGGAAATACTGGGGCGAACCGAGTCAGGGGTTGTGACCCTGCCCGGTTCATGCTGACAGGCGGTGTGGGACCGCTGCCAGTGCCCTACGCGATTCTCCCACACAACACATCACAGCGCATCCCGAGCAGCACGGCGGCGGGCGGGAATGCGTGCAAGCCCCTTACCCGGCGACTGCACAGGGGGCAGCGTGGAGCGCAATCCTAGAGCGCGCAGGGTGCCCCGATCAGCGGGGCCGAGAGTCTGGGAAGCGGAGCGGGCTGTATCCGAGACTCCGCCCGAAGGTGACGGCCGAACGCCGAAAGGCATGGCACTGATCTCGAGGTGGCGCTACCCCAGTGCGGCGGTAGCTTTGCCTCGGCTCAAACCAAACAACCGAAGGCATCGCATACAGAACTAGAGGATTGATGCTGCCAGAGTTTGAGGAACGCCGAGCAGTGGAACGGAGACGTGAGGCCGACGCGAACTTCCTGCGGTTCTGGGAGGCCTACCCCAGACGGCAAGCCAGGATCGACGCGGTGAAGGCGTGGAACCAGATTCGGCCGGATGCTGGAACCGTGGAGGCCATCTTAGCGGCCTTGGAATGGCAGCGGGAGACATGGGACAGCCCACAGTTCATTCCGTTACCAGCCTCGTATCTGCGCGGGCATCGCTGGGAGGACGAGCGGCCGGAGCAGCCCGCCAGCAAGTCCATGAGTGCGGGAGCCGCGGCGGTGTTTCGGGTGTTAGGAGGGAAGGCGTCGTGATGCTGTGCGGAGAGTGCCGGCACTACCAGCCAGCAGAACTCGATATCTGCTTGACCACGCCGGAGGAATGCACGCACCCGGCCACCGCTGCCGTCGATGTGGTGACCGGCAAGCGGTCGCGTGTGTGCCCTCGGGCTGCTCGGCGCGGCGCATGTGGGCCGGAGGCCGCGCTGTTTGAGGCGCGTCCGCCCGAGCCGCCATCGCGCGGCCTGTTTGAGTGGCTCCGCGATCGATGGGTGCGGATGTGACGCTCGTCGCGCATATGGCCCGCAAGTGGGACTCGAAGGGCGAAGCGAGCCTGCGGGCAGCACAGGCGGCGTTTCGGCAGTATCGCGGCGAGGATGGCTACGCGGAGCGCGAGGCGGCGATTGCGGCGCTGCCGGTGGCAGAGTGGAAGGGCCGTCAGCTTCGTGCGTTCCGCTGCCACGGCGAGACAGGTAAGGGGCCGCATGACGTGAACGTGCCGGAGTCGCTACTGTGGGTGCTTATTGGATTGGACCGCTGGAAATGTCCGTATCACGCATAGCCGCCGACGCGGTAGCAAGTGCGGTCGAGTAACCACAGGCTGTCCATTCGCGCAGAAGTCTTGTCTTTCGTGTTGGGTATGGGTGTGAGGGAAGCGGGAGGCGTCGTGAGCGAGTGGCAACCGATTGAGACAGCGCCGAAGATGCGGAAGGTGATTGTGTTCTACCGCAACGCGCTGGGCAATGGGCGTTGCGTGATGGCGTGCGATTACGCGGCCCATTCACTCGAAATGCACGACGACTATGCCGACGTGGCCGAGTTCGAAGGGGAGACGTCCTATGCGCCGGCCGGTTGGTATGAGGAGCATGAGGCGGACGAGCCGTTGATGCCCCTCAGTGAACGGCCAACCCACTGGATGCCCTTACCGGAGCCTCCCAAGTGAACGAGACGCGCGAGATTGGGATGGCGCTGGCGACACTGGCGGAAGCGTACGGGCTTCGAGACCTGACCCCAGCCCGGATCAAAATCTACGAGCGGGCGCTGAAGAAGATCCCGGTGGCCTTACTGAGTCCGATGGTCGAGCACTGCATCGACACCCGGAAGCCGTATGGGCGGGACTGGTTGCCGAGCGTGGAAGAACTCAGGGCGGATGCGGAGTGGGCACGGCAGGACATCTTAAAGCGCACGCCCTATGAAATGTGCGCGCAATGCGAGGACAGCCAGGGCTGGCTCGAGATCGAGCAGGACGGGGTGAAGCGGCTACGTCGCTGCTCGTGCAGGGCCGCATATTTGGCAAAGCTAGACGGCCTCGGGGCGATCGGAGAGACGTTGAGCCTGCCGCCTGTGCAGGAGTTTCGGCAACTGACGGCCGGGGAGATGGACTGATGCCACAGGTCGATCATTCTGTGTGGGTTCTGATGTGGAAATACTTTGACGGTTCAGCCTTTGAGGTGGTGCGAGCCTACACCAGCCAAGAGCGCGCCGCAGAGGACTTCGAACTCGTGGCAAAGAACGAGGACGCCAAGAAGTGGGAGCTCAAACAGGTGCCGTGGTATCAGCGATGAGCCTCGACGCCGACGACATCAGCCAGCAGATCGACGCCCATCTGAAGCGCATCAGGGCAGAAGGGCAATTCAGGGTAGACGGCTGGGCGGGCTATGCCTGCGAGTTGATGCCCGATATGGACGACCGCTGCCGGATCTGCCACGAGCGGGAAGCGGGACGAGGGCGGCGGGTGTGCCATCGCTGCGAGCGGGCCTCGAGGGGCACGCCAAGGGTGCCCGTCCTGAAGCCCTACGTGCCCGAACTGGAGCGCGGGAGGGGACGGCCCAAGGGTGAGCCCAAGCCCGTCCTGATGTGCCGTGTGTGCCACATCTACCGGCCCGCCAAGCATCGGACGCGGTGTAGCAAATGTCTGCATAAGGCGAGACTGGCGAATGGCTACAACGAGAAGCGCAGCGAAGCACGCAAAGCGGCCGGCGCGGTAGCACGGGAGGCGGAATGACTCTCAGGGTACGCCATCGCGCAGAAGGCTCTAAGTCTTTCTCTTTCTAGGAGTTGCATGGAGACACCGGGAGCGCAGGAGCAGGCACAAGGGAAGGCACAGGAGACGCGGACCTTCCCGATTATGGGGCGGCGCGTGACTGAGCGCGGCGTTAGCATTCCGTGGGCGCTGATTGCTCCACACGAGGCACAGGCGCTCGTCAATCACGGCGGTCAGACGTTGGAGCGGCTTGCCGAGCGTGGCGGGCTGGCACCCTGTGAGGCGCTGGCCGTGCTGGAAGACCGAACGTGGCGAGCAATACCGCCCGGTTACGCCGAAGACGACCTCGCGCAGTTCGTAGCCAAAGCGTTCGCCACACTTTCAGCCGATCTCACCGCCACCCGTCAGGCCCGAGAGGAGGCCGAACGGGAACGAGACGCGATGCAACGACGCGCCGAAGCGGCCGAGGACGACTGGCAAGTCGCTGAGAAGCGCGCAGAAGCCGCCGAAGCCCTGCGTGCTGCCCTCCTCCAGCAGATAGCGAAGCTGCGAGACGAGATGTATGCCTGGCAGGGATTGAGCGACGTGCGGATGCGGCAGATCCGCGACTGGCGCGAACGACTCGCTGCCGCCCTCTCTGAAGGGAAGGAGTAGACCGTTGACCGCACGGAACGAGATTCTGGCAAGGACCGCCGACATCATCTTGCATTGTCGCGACGACTTCGGCGGCGATTACGCGCCGGCCCACGCCAAGCGAGACATCGCGGCACTCGCTGCGATGCTTGCGCTGATCGTGCAAAGCACTAAAGACGAAGCGTGGCACCCGCCAGTACGGAAAGCCGAGTGACCGAAGAACGCCGCCACCAACCAGACCGGAAAGTCCTCAACGGCGAGCGGGCCGGGGATCAGTCTCTCCGTAAGGCCGTGGCTGACCGTATCGCCGCGGCTCGAGAGGCGCGTGGCCTGACCATCCAACAACTCGCCGATCTCGCCGGCATGCACTACCAGACGGTGCGGGAGGCGCTTTACCATCAGGTCGATCCGAAGCTCTCCACGCTGATTGCTCTTTCAGCCGCCCTCGACATTCCGCTTACAGAATTAGTCAAGCCACGCGCGGCATAGGCCCGTTAGGTTACTTTCTCGCCTTTGCGCTCTCTTACCCTGTGAGCAGGCCGTAGTGCGTCGGTCGTCAGGGGTTCCATGTCACTGATCGACATTCACGTCCATTCCTCACCCTCAGATTTAGGAGACATCATGGCAAAACTCGATGCCTTGCTGGCCGAAGTGGCCGAGCTCAAGACGGTGGCGGCGAGTGCGGAAGCGCTGCTCGCGGGCCTCTCGGATGCGCTGAAGGCGGCTGGCAGTGACCAGGCGGCGATTGATGCCGTTGTGGCCGATCTCGACGCGCAGACTGCTGAACTGGCGGCAGCGGTGGCCGCGAACACGCCTGCGGCACCTCCGGCAGATCCACCGCCCGCCGATCAGGTCTAACACCATGCGGGCCGTCCTCCTCACGGCCTGTGTGTGGCTCTGGGTCAGCCCTGCGCTGGCCCAGACGCCTATCGTATTAGGCGCAACCTATTCGGTATCAGCCGATCACGATGCAGCCGATACCACCGAGTACGTGCTGCGGGACGCGGGCGCGCAGCTCGCCACGCAGCCATCGACGGCCCTAGTTGGCGGGTCGATTACCTTTCCCGGTGCCTTTGTCGCCACGGCAGGCTCGCATAGCCTGACGGTGTCGGCGCTGAATGCGGCGGGCGAGGCTCCGTCCGCGCCGTTGCTGGTGATGGTGGCGCCTCCGCCTCCACCACCCCCGCCGCCTCCTCCGCCTCCGGTGGATCCCGTGCCGACGCTTGGCCCGTGCAATTACACCTCCCCGGCTGGCGTCACGAGCACAAAGCCGATCGGCGATACCACGGTGCAGGGCTGGAACACCTACGACTTCACCAAGCTGGCGGATATTCAGAAGTTCGGCGCTAAGGTCCAGCAGCTTGTGCAGTGGGGCTTTACGGTTGCGGTGACGCAGTTCAATAAGCCGAAGAATCAGGTGTATTTCGTGGCTACCTGCGTCGGCGTTGCCGCCGCGGTGGTGCCAGGCGGCACGATTCCACCGGCAGCGTCCTTGACGGATTCGGCCGGAGCCGTGTGGACATTGGTGGGTTCGTCTATTTTGAGGAACGGCCAGATCGTTGGGGCTGGATCAGATATTCGTCTTGTGTCTGGCGTGGTCGTTGTGTTGGGAACAGACGCCCATTGGTATCGCTGGAACAACGGCGCGTGGGACGTGGCCTCTGCGCCATGACAGCCACCATGACTGTGCGTGAGCACTACCTTTTAAACCTGCTCTATCAGGCGATCGGCGTAATCGACGCGTTGTCGGAGAACGCGATCGTAATGCCCACGTCGCTCGCCACGCTTGAGCGCTCGGCTATTATACAGGCACTAGACGCGGCCGGGGACCAAGTGGCGGCCGCGCGTCTGCTGGGCATCTCTCCGAGGGTGATCGATTACAAGATGAAGGCGCACGGCATCGCGCGTCGGCGAGATTTGCGCGTCACGGCATAGAATGGGAGGCTCGCCGATCAACTTGCAAAGGAGCTACCCACACATGACACGACGACTTGCGATCGCTGCTCTCTTGTTCTTGGCTTTGGCAACTAGCGCGGAGGCGCAGGATCCTGTGGCGTTGAGGTTCTACATCGTCCCCAAAGCTGGCACCGGAGCGATCACCGATCCGATACGGCCGAAATATATCCTTGAGGTGGGCGCGATCAATTCGCTGAGCGCGATGAATTATGGCCTTGAAGACACATTCCTTCTCGGCGTCGTGGTGACGAATGCTCAGCACACCACGCTCGCGTCAAACCTGGACGTGATCGCCATTCCGCAGGACATTGATAGCGCCATAGGCCTCACGGCCCTGCAAACCGTGAAGGACAAGTTGGAGGGGCTGAACATCCCATCTGATTGGGTGACGGTGAATCACACATACAGGCAGGCGATTGGCATCGTGGGCCGCGCGTTTCTTTACATGCAGCGGTTCAACGGCCGACAACTGCGAAAGTTTTTCGAGACAGGCATTGCGCTGGATACCCGCGTCAACCAGTTGACGCAGGCGCAGCGGGACGCGATGAACGATGCCGCGGTGTCGCTCGGGTTGAGCACGGCAACGATTACCGGGCCGATGACGTTGCGCCAAGCGCTGCGGATCATTCTGGAACAACTGCCATCGTTCTCGTTAGCAGGGCAGACGTTCTAATTAGACATGGCGACACTCGGCACCGATACGTTCAATCGCGCAGACGAGAATCCGGTTGCCGGGTGGACGCTGCACCGCGGGCAGACCGCTGTGGTTAGTAACATGGCGCAGCGCGGGTCTGGTGGATCCTCCAACAATGAATGCGTGAGCGTGTTTATCGCGACGTGGCCGGCCGACCAGTGGTCGGAGGCAGAGATCGGGGCCACGCCTGCGTTCGGCGAGTGGCCTGGTCCAGCGGTGAGGATGACAACGATCGCGCCGCAGTTCTCGAAAGGCTACATCGCGATTCCTAATAACTCAAACGATACCGTCACATTATACGACTTCGACACTGGCAGCTTTACGCTCCTTGGCGCACAGGGCGCGGCCTTGTCCGCGGCAGACTTGCTCTACCTGAAGTCAGTTGGCACGGATATTACGATCCAGATCAACGGCGCGACATTGTTGAGTCTGTCGAATGGCACGTACGCGAGCGGCGATGCCGGCATGTTTATCTATGCGTTGAGCGATGTCGCATCTGGAAAAGTGAACGCTTGGCGCGGCGGCGACCACAGCGCGGATTGGGCGCCATCGGCCGGCGCGTTGTCCGTGAGCGGTATTGCTGCTGCCCTGCGGTACGCCATCAACATGCCTGACGAACTATGAGCCTGATCGCATCAGAGCGCGAGACGTACGAGGCTGTCTGGGGGTTGGAGAACTACGCCAACTATGCCCCAGGCGAGAAGTACGCCGATGTGTTCGTGGAAATGGCTGGCATCAAGGATCCGTACAAGTTCAGCGTGCTCGATGCAGGCTGTGGGTCAGGCAAGGGCGCACTGGCCCTGAAGGCGCGCGGGTTCCATGAAGTGCGGATGTGCGACCTCACCGACGCGGGATTGGTGCAGGACGCCAAGCCGATTCTGTTCGATGCCGCCTGTCTCTGGCATCCACTCAAGCCGCAACTGCGGTACATGTCGGGCGGTACAGTGTCGTACGTCTACTGCTGCGACGTGCTCGAGCACATCCCGCCCCCGTTCGCCATGCTGGTGATTGCGCGGCTACTGGAAGTGTGCGCGCGTGGCGCGTTCTTCTCGATTGCCCTGCACCCTGACGATTACGGCGCATTTGTCGGCAAGCCACTCCACCAGACGATCGAAGGTTTCAAGTGGTGGAAAGACAACCTGGCGGCGCTAGGCACCGTCAAGGAGTGCCGAGACTTGGGCAAGAACGGCCTGTATTACGTGGAGCCGAGCCGATGAGTGAAACATCGGTGATTGAGGGCGTGACGTTCGACGGCCGCGTGAACACCGACGACGCGCAACTCCTCGCGAATATCACATCCTCGATCCGCCGCGGGCATCCGCAGATTAAGCCGCAGGCCTTGCAGCAGGACGCCGTGGCGCTTGTGTGCGGTGGGCCATCACTGGAATCCACCAAGTATGAACTGCTCGGGCTGATAGCCGCTGGCTCCAAGGTGGTCACCGTCAACGGGGCCTATCAGTGGTGCGTGGAGCGCAACATCTTCCCGGCGATGCAGATTGTGATGGACGCACGGCCGACCAACGCGCGCTTTCTCGATCCCGCCCTGCCGCGGTGCCATTACGCGCTCGCCAGCCAGTGCCACCCAACGCTCTGGGATGCGGTTGAGGGCCGACCGAACGTCTGGATCTACCACGTTGGGGCCAGCGATGAGGAATCAGCCGCCAAGGCGCTGCTCGATGCGTTCTATCTGAAGCAGTGGCACGGCATCGGCGGCGGGACCACGGTGGGCACCAGAGCGATCGCCATGCTCAGAACCTTGGGCTATGTGCGCTTCGACGTGTTCGGGATGGATTGCTGCTGGATGGGCGATGCCCATCACGCCTACCAACAGCCCGAGAACGACATCGACAAGCGGGTGGCGATCACGATTGAGCCCACGGGGCACCCTGAGCTCGCGCGCACGTTTCAGTGTGCGCCGTGGCATGGCAAGCAGTTGAGCGATCTGATTGAGATGGTGCGGTATCACGGGCACCAGTTTTTGTTGAACCTGCACGGGGACGGGATGGCGGCGTATGCGCTTCGGGCGAGCGCGGATGTAGTAGCTAACGAAGCGGCGCAGGCCGCGTCATAGGAGACAGGCATGGCAGCAGGCGCTTGGAACGTGTATAGCCTCAACTAACGCGGGGGCACCACGTTGAGAGACGTGGATGCGAACTGGCTCTGATTGACTTGAACCCTGTGATGGGAACAAGGGCGAAGGCGGGAGATGCAACCGCCACGCTGAGAGACTAAGCGAGCCGGCACCCTTCGGGGTGATGCGATAGTCCGAGCTCACGGGAAACCAACCGTGAGAGGCAGTAGAAATAGCTGCCCGCCATCAGACGACCGATGGTCCACAAGTAACAGCAGGCGCGAAGAAGAAGATCGGCAACGCTACGCTCTCGCTCGCATCGACCGTGTATCGGATGACGCTCCACACGAGCGCGTCGAACGCGGCCACGGTGTCGCTGGGCGTGTATGCCTCGGTGACTGGCGAAGTGTCCGAGGCCAACGGTTACTCGTCCAGCGGTAAGGCGCTGACGGGTGAGGTGTGGACGGTGGGTGCCTCGGCCACACAATACAAATTTGACACGGACGATGCGTTCTGGTCGGCCAACGCGGGCACCATCGCGAATATCAAATACGCGGTGATCTGGATCTCTGGTGCATCGGCGAATGGTCGGCATCTGCTGTGCCGGTCGACGTTGAGCACATCGCAGTTCTCAATCTCAAGTGGAAATCGCCTGACCATAACCATGAATGCGTCGGGAGTTTTGACTTTAGTTTGACGCTTGCCTATAATGTTCCCTATGGATTCAGGGAACAGGTACTTTCAGACCGAGCGGGGCGAGTGGAGATGGCGGCTATCGAATGGCGGGACGGTGCATGCGTATCAAATGGCCTGCGCTGTTTGTGGCCGCGACTTCCAGTCCATCAGGGATGGACAGCGAACGTGCTCTAGAGAGTGTGGCGGTGGGCTAAGGAAGAAGCCGCCACAGCAGCGCAAGTGCCGCGGGTGTAAGGAGTTGTTCGGGGTCAACGAAAGGGGCCAGCGGTTCTGTGGTCATTCGTGCGCGGCTGTTTATCACGCTGCGAAGAAGCCGAGGACGACGAAGCGGTCAGACGTTGAACTCGTTAACTCGGACAATCCGAGGTGGTCACAGGACGAGCGCGGGCAGTGGTGGTACACGATGGGCGGCAAGGGGTTGCGTTCTCGTGGGGAGATACGCAACTGCAATGAATGCAAGCGCAGGTATCTCGTCAGCGTGTATCACAAGTCAAAGCGAACCGGCTTTTGTTCTCGCGGGTGCGCAACGGATGTGTGGCGACGGAACAACCCAGACAGGTTCAAGGGTGCCAACAGTGGGCGGTGGAAGGGCGGGCGGCGCGTTGAGGGACGCACCGGGTATGTCATGGTGCATCGTCCAGAGCACCACTCGCTTGGCGGTGGTCGGAAATACGTGCTCGAGCATCGGTTGGTGATGGAGCAGGTTCTCGGGAGGCCGCTGTTGACGACTGAGCATGTCCATCACAAGAACGGCGTGCGCGATGACAACAGGCCAGAAAACTTGGAGCTGTGGATGAACGGCCATCCTCCCGGCCAGCGCGTGACGGAGCAGAAGCATTGCCCAACGTGTACGTGTAATCAGCATGGCTAGAGAGAAGTTCGTGGTTCGGCTGTTGGATCGGGGCGCGCAGATGCTCGCGTGGGCCGAGGTGTATGCAGAGCCTCGCCCACAAGACAGAGGCGCGTCCTGTCCCTATTGGCCGGTGACGCCGACGAACTTCGTGATTGAGCAAGACGGGCTGGCGTCAGAGCTGACGGTGCATTGGTGCGATCTGGATGTGGCGAGACGCACGCCACTGATGGAAGCGGCGCAGGTGCAGGCTGGGCAAGTGTTCTCGTTTGCGTGGCTCGAGCCTGTTTGGTTGGTGAGTGGGCAGCATGGCGTGCCGTTGCAGGCGGTGACGATTCGCGGGCCTGTCAATGTGGCGGTGCCTGTGGGTTCGCTGATGGGGGTCGCTGGTTAAATGGCGATCGCCCTCAGAGGCTCCGCGGCGGTACCGGCGGGAAATCCGACGACATCGGCCACCATCACGATTGACGGGGCGGTGGCGACGAATGACGTTCTCTTTCTGACCGTCACGTCTCGCGATTCCACTGGTGCGGGTACGCTCGCGGTCACGGATAACGATGCAGGGGGCAATGCGTGGGCGAAGATCGGCAACTCCACCGATCACAAGGCCACACTCTGGTACAAGCGCGCGACGTCAGCCACAGCCAGCAAGACAGTCACGATCGCCAACGCGGTCGGTTCCTGTTCAGCGGTCCTCAAGGCCTTTTCAGGCGCGAGCACGGGCAGCATTCCGTACAGCCAGGTTACCGTCGAAACCAACGCCGCAGCAGACGAAACGCATGCGGGCTTCACGCCCACAATGGGCGATTCGATGGTGTGCGCGGCCGTATTCGATTACGGCAATGACGACGCAATCACCAATCTAGCCTTCGGCACACTTGGTACGCTGACCGCGACAGAAAAGCAATCTACCGGCGGATCGGATTGCACCAACCAGTTCGGGCACAAGATTTCCACGGGCAATCCCGCGGCCACGGGCAACCTGACGTGGTCACAGACGGATAACACCGGCTATTCGATGACGTGGGCGATTGTGCCGCCTGCGGACATGGCGCCGAGTGCTGGCGCGTTGACGGCTGCGGGTGTTGCTGCTGCATTGCTGTTGTCGATGGCGATGCCGGCTGGTGCGCTCACGCTGGCAGGGCAGACTGGCTCAGCGGGTAATGGGCCTGCGGTCAAGCCTGCGGCTGGCACGCTGGTCTTCAAGGGACCACAGCGGCCGTCTGGCGGTTCGACACTCACGCCCAGCCAAGGCGGCTTAGCCTTTACCGGCTACGCGCCAGGGCTTCAGTTCCAGATTCCCGCGGGTGCAGGTGCGCTGGCTTTCGCGGGCACATCGGCAGGCTTAAGCGCCAGCCTAACGCCAGCAGCGGCCAGTCTGGCGCTCAGCGGGACAGCGAGCAGCCTTCAGGACAGCTTTGCGGTTCCACAAGGCACCATAGCGTTTACAGGCCGATCGCCTTCGCTGAATACGATCGTTCCGCAAGGCGATCTGGCGTTCACGGGAACCACGCCCACCCTCACGCTGGCGATTACGCAGGCGCCTGGGGCTGGAAGTCTCACGTTTGCCGGCCTCTCGCCGTCTTTGGCGCAGACGTTGCCCGTTGCGGCGGGCTCGCTGTCTCTTGTTGGGACAACGCCGGCTCTCTCTGACGCACTAACGCCGAATGTTGTTGCCCTCACATTCACGGGCACAACGCCAACGCTGTCGGTCAACGCGCAATACTATCCAGCCGCTGGACAGATCGCATTAACAGGCCTGAATCCAGCACTTCAGGATCTCGTTCCTGTTGGCGCTGGCGCACTCGCGCTGAGTGGTCAGACGCCCTCGATTGGCGCGGCGAACTCGGTTCCCGTTGATGCTGGCTCGCTGACGCTTGACGGACAAGCACCGACACTCGTTGAGCGCATTGCGGCGGCTCCGGCGGCTGGCAGTCTCGCGCTCTCCGGCCAAGCGCCCACACTCGTTGAGCTGATTTACGTCAGCCCTGCGGCTGGCTCGCTCACATTCACGGGTCAAGCGCCTGCCGCGTTGGGTGCAGGACAGCGCGCGCCTGATACTGGCGCACTCGTTCTCGCGGGCCAGGCGCCGGCCCTGCTCGAGCAGTTCCCTGTTGCCGCTGGAAGCCTTGCGTTCACAGGGTTAGCGCCATCGGCTGCTCAAGTCATCGATCGGCCAGTTGCGGCTGGTGCGCTTGCGTTCACCGGAACGACGCCGACCTTAGTTGAGCGCATTGTCGCGGCGCCTGCGGCTGGCGATCTGTCGCTCACGGGCACAACGCCGAGTATTTCTGCGCCGATTTCGCTGACGCCGAATGCTGGCGGTTTGGCGCTGAGCGGGCAAGCGCCCTCGCTGAATGACGGCATCGCGCCGAATGCTGGCACGCTGGCGTTCACAGGCACGAGCTGCACATTCGATGAGGCGATTCGTGTTTCGGCTGGTGCGCTCACGCTCACTGGAACCACGCCAGAGCTCGCACAAAGCCAATCGAACCCTGATTCTGCGGCGTTGGTACTCGCTGGACAGGCGCCAACGATTACGGTGGCGATTGCGGCGATTGCCGATTATCGCGTCCTCATTCCGGCCGATGACTATCGCGTCCTGATTCCAGCGGATGACGTGCGCGTGGTGATTCCGGCTGACGATCCCGAGGTGAATCTGTGAGCACAGTGGACATACGCCCGCTGAACGTCATCGAAAAGGACGCCAACGAAAGCCGCGTCATTGTGTTCGACTGGAACGAGTCGAATCTGGCCGCAACCGTCACGATTTCCACCTCAACGTGGATCATCACGGCGCTGCGGCCGTCAAACGAGTCGCCCGTCGCCTTGCTGAACGATAACGCCAGCATTCTGAGCGGCAGCCGCAAGACGCAAACACGATTAACGGCTGGCACATTGGGCAGCGAATACCGGGTCACTAATCGCGTGGTCACCAGCGAAAGCCCAAGCCAGACCAAAGAGCGCTCGATTGTGGTCAGCGTGGTGGATCTGTGACAACGCTCGCCAAAAGGCCGTGCGCGTTTACGCAGGGCTGCACTGAGCGCGTTGAGTCAGGGTTTTGCGAAAAGCACGGCGGAAAGTGGAAAAACCGGCGTTCAGCATCCGCTGGTTGGTACGACACGGCAAAATGGAAGAACGAGCGAAAGCGGTTCATTTCTGAGTTTCCGTTGTGCGGGATGCGAACGCGCGGCCAGAAGCCTGTCATGAGCGAGTGCCACGCGAAGCAGCTTTTGGTGCCGGCGAAACAGGTTGATCACGTCGTTCCGCATCGCGGTGACGAAGCGCGGTTCTGGGATCGCGATGGCTGGCAGTCGTTGTGCGCGTCCTGTGGCGCCAAGAAATCTAGGTCGGGCCTGTAAATGGGCGGAATTGGATCCGGCGGACACAAGAATTGCGGTCGGAAACGCATTGAAGGCGTTGCGCGCGACTCTCGTGGTCGAATCGTTTACTACGTGCCAGTGGTAAAAGCCCCGCCAAAAGGTCGGGCCGTTTCGCTGTGCGATTGCGGGTCCCAAAAGACGAAATCTAGCAGCCGGTCCGCGTGCTGGGCCAACTGAGGCTCGCATGATGAGACGGGAGGGCCGTATCACTCCTTGGGGTTATACGAACGCTACAC